GCTCGATCGCGGCGAGTCGGCTCTCGACGACCGCGAGGCAATCCTCCGGTCTCCGGTGCTCGACGGGCTCGGCCTCGACGGGTCCGACCCGAACGAAGCCCCCGCACCTCCGGCAGTAGAGGCTATCGACTCGCATCGCGGGCCTCCCGGGACATTTCGATCTCTAGGTCGAGGAGGCCCCCGGCGGTCGTGAGGACCGAGAACCGCGTCGCGTCGAGCTCGTTCACGTAGTCCTTCCGCCCCTCGGCGAGGCCCACGTTCGCCTCCTCGCGGAGATTCTCCGCGAGGTCGAGGAGCCTCCAGATCCGCTCGGTCCTGGTCATTCCGCCGCCTCCCGCCCCGCCGAGGGGCCGTATAGGTAGAGCCGGGCGCCGGGCCCGACCTCGTCCGGGACGACCTCGACCCGGGAGACGTCCGGGCGCCGCTCCAGCGCCCGGATCATCCGCTCCGGCTCGGTCAGGTACGTCACCTCGATCAGCCTCATCGTGCCACCGCCTTCTTCGTCCGCTCGTAGCTCATGAAGGTGTTCGTCGTCGGGCCCATCATCGCCCGCTCCCACCCCGAGACGAGGCCGCGGCGAACGAGGTCCTCGACCTCCTCGCGGACCTCGTCTTCGTCGAGGTCGAAGCCGAGGCGGGAGAGGTCGGCCCACAGCCCCTCGATCGTCGCCCCGTTCTTCCCCCAACCCGTCTCGCCCTCGATCAGCTCCAGCAGGTGGACTTGGCTCTCGGTCATCTTCTTCATCTTCTCTTCTCCGTCTTCAGGGGTCATCATCGTTGCCTCGCAACGGTGCCGTCCGGGCGGTACCACACCTCGCGCGGCTGGAGGTCGTCCTTGCGGTCCCAGAAGCGGTACTCCACGGTCACACCGTCCGGGTAATAGCGCTCCACGCCCGGCAGACAGCCGGAACGGTCCCACGGGCGCTCCCAGCAGCGCCGCATCGGGTTCCCGCCGGGCCACCGATCCGTGACCAGTCCCTCGTCGCGGAACCGGGGGTCGTTTCGCATCTTCTCTTCTCCGTCTCAGGGGTCGTTCCGTCCTTCCCTCTCTTCATCGTCCGGTCGGGGCCGGACCTTTACTGGAATCGACGATCCACCCCGGAAGAATCGACCCAGCTCGGCCCGGCCCCCTCGGGGGCCCCTACCTTCGGAGGAGTCTCCCCCCGTCCTCGAACCACCGCTCCCAGCTCTGCCATCGCTGGCCCAGGAGGTACTCGTGCCCGTAGACGAGGCTCCGTACGAGGATCCGGCGGAGCCCGGAGTCCCGGTCGAGCCCGAGCCTCACGACCTCGGCGACCTCCTCCCCCCTCGCGTTGAGGACTCGGTCTCCGGGCTGCGGCCGGTTCGCCGGCCAGTTCTTGCGGTCGATGATCACGTCCTCGACCTCCTTCGCCACAGGGGTCTGTGGGTCGTGTCGGTGGCCCCGGGCGCCTCGCCCCGGGACCCGCCCTCCCCCGATCGGGTCTACGCTCGCGACCGAGGTCGCGCCGGGAGGGCCCCGCCCCGTCCTTCCTACAGCGGGGGAAGCTCCTCCCCGTACTCGTCGTAGACCCGGACGATCCACAGCCCCCGGTCGTTGCCCTCCAGCTTCTCGGCGACGTAGGTCCAGCTCTCGTCGGCCTCGTTCGAGAGGCGGGCTACCTCGATCGCCTTCGCCTCGGGGAGCAGCGAGATCCGGGAGTCCTTGTCGATCCGCGGTCCGAGCATCTTCTCTTCTCCGTCTCAGGGGTCGTTCCGTCCTACCTTCTTCTCATCGTCCTCCCGGGCCCAGACCTTTAGGGGAATCGACGAGCCTCGGCCAGCCCGCCCGGCACCACTCCCGAACGACCTCGGCCGACTCCCGCTCGGGGAGCCCCCGGGTCCGCCCGTCGGGGCGCACCACCCTCCCCCGCCCCGTCGAGTCGACCATCACGACCTCCTCCCCGGACTCCCGGGCGATCCGTCGCGCGTTCGCGTCGGGGCCGTGGGGGCCCGAGAGCCCCCACTCCCGCCTCGTCGCGATCCGCCTCACGGGAAGACCCGCCGGAGGCCCCCGAAGACCGTCCAGGAGGCCGCCAGGGAGTCCCCGAACCAGACCGAGAACTCGAAGCCCAGCGCGCGTCCGCGAGCGATCGCCTCGTCCAGCGTACGGAAGGTCTCGCCCTCGGCGGAGCACCCACCGTTAGGGAAGTTCGGGAAGTGGAGCTGGAACATCGGAGGCCTCCTCGGCTCAGGGGTCGTTTCCGTCCTACCCTCTCTTCATCGTCCGGCCCCTCCCGGACCTTTAGGGAAATCGACGGGTCTCGGTCGATTCTCCCGGAGACACGCGAGCACCCTCTCGTAGAACCCCGCGGTCTCCTCCCTCCTCGCCGCGTCGTACCGGTTCGAGGCGACCTCGTCGGCCCGGGCCCCGTAGACCCGGACGAGCCCGAGGGCGACGCCCTCGGGGGTCTTCTTCGCGCGGGCCCGGCGCCTCACGACCGGTCTCCCGGGAGGTACTCCTCGCAGCGGTCCATCACCCGGATCGGACCCCCGCAGACCCCCACGAAGCGGGCGTCGGAGGACACGACGTAGTTCCCCCCGAAGACCCCCCGGATCATCCCCCGCCTCTCCGGGTCGACGTCGTCCGAGACCGGGAACGCCCTGTGGACCGTCGTCCCCCCGAGCCGGAGCGACTCCAGCCGAAGCTCCGGCGTCCCCTCGTCCGGAGCGAACAGCTCGGGGAGGCCCGGGCCGGTCAGGACGAACGTGGCGTGGCGGGAGGAGGCCCCGCCGTTCGTGCAGTCCCCGAGGGCGAATCGGAGCACGTGGACGAGGATCCCCTTCACTACGCCACCTCCTTCCGGTCGAGGGCCTCGGAGACGCTCGCCGCCCACTCCGCCACGATCAGGTCGAGGACCATCTTCGCGATCTCGCCGAGGATCCGCAGGTTCCGCTTCATCTCTCTTCTCCGTTCAGCAGGGGTCGGACCCCCCGGACTAGAGCGAAAAGCGGGCCGTTCGGGTCTACTCGACTCCTCTAGCCGCCTCTAGCTCCTCCTAGACTCGGGCTGGAGCCCCCGGATCGCCCGATCGGGCGAAACGCGAGACCCCCGAGCCTAACTCCTCTCCCCCCAACCACTTCCCCCGATTCGCGAAACGCGACGCGATCGGGCGAAACGCGAGGCGGGGCCGGGGTCGGGGAGGGGGTCTCGACCCGACCTTCTCCGGGGGGCTGTCCCGGTCCCCCCGGCGGTCCCCGCCCCGCTCCTACTTGTAGCCGAGCGCCTCCTCGACCCGGATCCGCGCGCGCCTCGCGCTCCAGACCCAGCTGCAGTGCTGACCCCACGCCGGGTCCTCCCGGTCCCGCAGAACCCGGGCGAGGGCCTCGAACGCCTCACGGGTCCCGGCGAGGATCGCCTCGTGCCTCGTCCGCCGGAGCAACACGAGGTCGCCCTCCGGCCGGACGTCCTCGATCGAGAGGCCCCCGTCGAGCCCCACGACGTCGAGGACCTTCGCACTCACTCGGATCTCCAATCCTCCCCCTCCTCCCCTCCCCCGTCTCGGGGTTCGGAACTCGGCCCGGGCTCTTACGGCCCGGACCGTCCTCACCCACTTCCGCGCGAGCCGGGTGTCGTCGATCGACTCGGCCCGGTTGTTGTCGGCGACGTCCCCGGCGTGGACGACGACCCAGTGCCCCGTGACTTGAACGAGGAGCGGCACCCCGTAGTCCTCCCCGCGCGCGGCGAGGAACCGCCCGAGCGTCGGGTGGGAGGCCCGGAAGCCGTAGTCGTCGAGGCGCCGGTGCTCGACGACGTAGCCGAGCCGACCGAGCGCCCGGGATAGGTCCTGCGCGGAGGTCCCGACGATCGGCCGGACCCGGCCCCAGGGGGACCTCGCCCGGTAGTGGGAGGAGGTCTCCCGGATCGCCTCCTCGGCCTCCTCGTACGAGCAGCCGGTCAGGATCGTAAGGGCCCCCGGCCCGCACCACGTCCTCCCCTCCCGCTGCTTCCTCCGGAGCCCGTAGATCACCGCCCCCACCTCATGTCGCCTCCGCGAGGATGTCCGCCAACTGCCGCTCCCGCTCCGCCTCCCCCGCCGCCCTCGCCGCCCTCGCCGCCCTCGCCGCCGCCCACTCCGCCGCCGCCCTCGCCGCCGCCCACTCCGCCCTCGCCGAACGCTCCTCTCCGCTCCGCCACCGCCGAGCCCAGCCGTCGATCGACGCACCCAGCGCGTGATCTCTCACGGCCCGCGCGACGATCCGCTCCACCACTCGCGGGAGCGCGTCTCCGAGCACCTCCTCCCGCAGCAGCACTCACACTCGATCCGCAGCCGGGATCGGCAGCGCCGCCGTCTCCCGGATCGTCCACCCATCGCGTCCGTCGAGCAGCTCCGCGAGGTGGTCGTCGTCGTACCGCTCCCCCGGCTCGCGGTCGCACGCTCCCCAGCGGTCCAGATCCGCGATCGTGATCAGGTCGCCCTCCGTCCGCATCACCCCCTCCTCTCCTCGTCGAGGTCGAGAAGGTAGCGGAGGGCCTGGAGCGTGCCGAGCAGCGCAGCCCCCCGGGACCCCTCCTCGGGCGCCCCGAGGAGCACGGCCCGGGAGACCCCGAGGGCGAGGGCGATCCGGTCGAGCGCCGAGAGGGAGGGCGTCCGCTTCCCCGCCTCGATCTGCGAGATGTACGCGGGCCGTACGCTCGCGAGCTGCGCGAGTTCCGTCTGCGTGACCCCCTGGGCCGTCCGGAGCAGCCGGACGTTCTCCCCGAGGCCCGTCACGACCGGAACCTCCCGCCCACGCTCGCGAACTCCGCCGAGGCGCGGGCCTCGGCCTCTCGTCGGTCCAGCTCCTCCGCCCATCGCCGGAACTGTCCGGGGGTCGCGATCCCCCGCCGGACGTTCGCCGCGAGCTTCATGAACTCCAGCCTCGTCGGCCGGTCCGTCTTCGTCGTCGTCTCGCGCATCTCACCTACCTCCATCCCAGCGCCCTCGCGCCGCTTCCGGGGAGGTAGCCCTCCGGGCCTCCCGCCCCGATCCAAACCACCACGACCTCCTCCGCCTCCTCCCCCTCCTGGTAGACGGAGGCCGCCTCGACCCCTCCGACTCCCGTCTCCAGTGGATAGGGGGGTTGAAACGCGAGGCGAACCTCCTCCCCTCCGTCGAAGTCCTCCAGCCTCTCGATCAACTCGCGGACCGTCACGCCGCACCCTCCTTCCCCGCCTCGTAGACGCTCATCCCCAGGGAGGTTACCCAGCAGCACGCATCCCGGGGCTTGTCGACGTCGTCCGACCCGGCGAGGCCCTTCTTAATCAGGGAGCCGAGGACCGCCGCGTCGGAGAGGTTGTCCAGCACATCGTCGCGCCAGACCGGGTTGTCGATCGGGTCGTTGCCGTTGTGAAAGTCGCTCTCGACGATCGCCGCGAGGAGGTTCGCTTCCTTCTCGGTCACGTTCGGGAGGTTCGTCTTCATCTTCTCTTCTCCGTCTCAGGGGTCGTTTCCGCCCTACCCTCTCTGTATCGTCCGACCGGGCCCGGACCTTTAGGGGGAATCGACGGGCCCGGTCGATTTCTCTAACCGAGGTCGTAGCGGTCGGCCGCGTCGTCCCGATCCGCCTCGTCTGCCCAGACCTCCGCGTACCGCTCGGGGTCGGTCCGGCGCAGCACGTCGCGCCGGTGCTCCGCCGCGGCGACCGCCTTCCGGAGGCCCTCCGCGTCGTCCTCCGCGAGCGTCGACCAATCCAGGTACTCTGGGCCCCAGACCTTCACCCGGATCTCCCCGACCCGGTCCGGGAAGTCCGCGAGGGTGACGGAGACCTCGCCCGGGACCCCGCGGTCCGCGAAGGAGATCCCCGCCGCGAGAGCCCGGGGCGAGCGCCCCTCGATCGAGACGTGGGTCCCCTTCACGAACTCCCCGCTCGCGTCGACGGCCATCGAGCCCGTCCCCGTAAAGGTCATCCCGTTCGCCGGATGATCCTTCAGCTCCTTCGCGCCCTTCGGGAGACCCATGTCGTAGAAGTAGACTCGCAGTGAGCTTCCCATGATCTTCTCCTTCGTCTCCAGGGGTCGTTCTCGATCGGGGCCCCTCCGGCTCGTTCGGCTCGGATCCTGTGCCCCTTACCCTCTCTGTATCGTCCGACCGGGCCCGGACCTTTAGGGGGAATCGACGGGCCCGGTCGATTTAGCCCTCGTTTTCTCTCGCCTAGTAGAACGGGAGCCCGCGCGGGTCCCCCGCCCCGTCGTCCGCGGTCTCCGTCAACTCCGGCCACTCGTCGGGCTTGATTAGGTGGATATCCCACCACCCCCGGCAGGCCGAGAGCGGCGGGAAGATGTAGGCCGCCGGGTTAGTGATCCGGCGCTCCCGCCCCCGGGCGTCCGGGATCGCGACCGTCGTGTTCATGACCTGCCGTCGACGGGGGAAGTCCGACGGGAGGACCTTCTTTAAGAACATGCCCAGCGTCGTAGCGTTCGCCCTCCGGGAGCCCCAGCTCCGCCCGAGGGCCTCGACGAAGTCGATCACCAACTCCTCGACGAGGACCTCCCGCTCCCACCGCTCGTGTTGGGGGAAGACCCGGCCCTCCCGGAGCTTCGTAAACCACCACTCCTGCTCCGGGGAGAGGGAGAGGAGCTTCTGCTCCCGGAGGGCGTCCGTCCGCGGGACCTCCCGGACGCTAAACTTCGAGAGGTCGTGGTGGAGGAGGGCGTAGAGGAGGGACTCGTTCCCTCCCCGCTGCTCCATATCCCTCTTCAGTCCGGCGAAGTATTTAGACTGGTTCTGGCGGGCGATCCCGACCTCCAGCACGAAGAACCGGCGCTCGTTCACCCCCGCCGGGACGACGTGGGGGTCGTTCGACGCCATGATTAGGTGGACGCAGTTCGGGACCTGGATCACGTCGACGAACTTCGCCTCGACCGGGATCGTGTCCTCCGTGACGAGCATCTTCAACACGCTCGCGTGCTTCCGGTCCCCCGCGAAGAAGGCCTCGTCACCGAAGACGACGACCGCGTCCCGGAGGTGGGCGTTGAACGACCCGACGAGGTGCTTCGAGTCGGAGACCGCGAAGTAGTGGTGGCCGAAGAGGCGCCCGAAGCAGGCCGCGAAGAAGCTCTTCCCGGTGCCCTGGTCCCCGCGGAGGACGACCGCGGAGTGACCCTGCTCCCCGGGCCGCTGGACGGCTCGGGCCATCCACCCGAGGAGGTACTCGTAGTGCTCATCGACGCCCGAGCAGACGTTCTCCCGGACGTGGGAGAGGAAGCCCTCGTGGGCGTCCCCCGGGACCGCCTCGCAGCTAAAGCCCCGCCAGAGGTTGTAGCTCCGAGGGTCCTCGACCCCGGGGGCGAAGATGATCCGGTCGTAGTTCCGGCGGGCCGCGTTCTTCAGCCACCAGTCCCCCGCTCGCGCCGTCTTCGTCTCCCCGGTCGACGGGTCTTCCCACGTTACCTTCTCGTGGCAGTACCGGTTCCGGAAGTCCCCGAACGACTGAAACGAGTAGGTCGGCCGCTTCAGGATCGGGTCGAAGTCCTCGGAAATGACCCGGCACCGCCCCCCAATATCACCGACGACCGCGTGGCGCCCGTTGTACTCCGCGAGCTTCGGGTGGATCGCGTTCTCCTTCGCGCGCGCGATCTGGGCGAGGGCGTAGTCGTGGGGGCGGTGCTGGTCGAGGACGTGGGAGGAGATCCGGAACGTAGGGTCGGTCAGGATCGAGTAGATCACCTCGTCCTCGACCTTCCGCCGGACCAGCTCGCACGTCACCGCCCACTGGGCCTCGCTCCGGGACCCCCACCGCTCCGGCTGGTCCGGGTCGCAACCCTGCGCGATCCAGACCTTAAGGTGGTCGGGGAGGTCCCCTGGGATCTCGTGGACCGTCGAGTAGCGGGGCGTGTTCCCAGAGACCGCGAGGCGAGCGACCTCCGGGAGGGGACCGGAGAGCTGGACCGCCGGGGCCTTCAGGAAGTCCTCGATGATCGAATAGACTCGGTCGTCGTGGAACTCGACGACGGAGGCGAGCCGGGGCTTCCGCCCGAGCTTCTCCTTCCGCTTCGTCGGGAGGTTCACCGTCCCCGGGAGGCGCATGATCCGGTCGACGTTATGGCACTTATCCCCGCCGAGGGCGACCTCGATCGCAAGGTTGTAGAGCTTCGCGTCCTCCGCCGCCTCGACCGACCCGTCGATAGGGACGGGCTCCCGAAGGCGCCAGTAGGCCTGGAGACCGCCCCCGGAGTCGACGATCACCGACGGCCCCGGGATCCGCCCGGGGGGCTCCGCGAGGAGCCTCCGGATCCGGCGCCGCTCCGCCGCGAAGTCCTTCCCGGCGCGGGGGTCGACGTCGACGTGGAGCCAGTCGAGGGAGGCGATGTCCGAGCGCGACGTCTTCTTCCGGACGGCCCGGAGGACGGAGTTCACCTGGAAGTAGACGTTGTGGGCTCGGTTCTTATCCTCGACCCAGAGCCTAAGCCCGTCGACCTCCTCCTCCGTGAACGTCTCGGTGAGGATTACCTTCTGCCCGAGGTCGATCGCCGTGAGGACCCAGGGGCCCCCCGGTCTCCAGCGGGTGAGGAACTCGGCGGCCTCCTCCGCCCGGGTCTCCGGCCGCCTAGCTCGCGCCACGGTACACCTCCCGGAGGAACTCCTCCCGAAACGACTCCCCGCTCGGGCGCCGGGACCAGACCCTCCCGGGGCTCGCTTGGACGAGAACCCAGGCGGGGACCCGCCCGAGGTACTCCGCCGCCCAGAGCGCCGGGAGCATGATCCAGCTCCTCCCGAGCCGAAGGACGACCGCGAGCCGCCAGCCCCTCGCGTGCATCCCGACGAGCGTCGACCGCTGCTCGGGAGAGAAGTGGCGGACCCGGACGACCGTCTCCGCCCGCTTCGGAACCGCCGCCTCCTTAAGCTCGACCGCCCCCCGGGTACAGAAGACGTCCGGCGTCCCCTTCGAGAGGAGGTTCTCGATCGCGAGCGCCCCCCACTCCCTTAGCGCCGTCTGCGTAACCCACTGCCGCATCGTACTCTCGCTCAAGCCACCCTCCTCCCCCGGCACCCCGGACAGACCTTCTTCACGAGTTCTCGCCCGCACTCTAGGCAGATCCCCCTCACCGCCCCCCAACTCGTCGGGGAGACCTCGACGTCGACCTTCACCGGGACCTCTAGCTGGACGACGTCCCGCATGATCTCGCCCCAGCGCCTCGCCTCCCTCCAGTCCGCTACGCTCCCGACGTTCTCGTCGTGCTCGGTAAGCTGGACGAAGGCACCCTCCGCGTCGAGCGCGACGAGGGAGGCCTTCGTCTGGTCCGCGGCGGAGCCCTGGACGACCCCGTTCGTCCCCTTATGGAGCCAGTCGTACGTCCCGTCCGCCTTCAGCGGGAAGTTGATCCGCCGCCCGAGGATCGTCCGGACGTAGCCCCGGGCCTTAATCACGTCCTGGATCCGCCACGAGAGGGGACGGACCCACGGGACCCGGGCGTGAAACTGGTCGATGATCGCCTGCCCCTCGTCTCCGGCCCCGAGGTACTCGTGGCCGCTCTTCGTCCGGCGCATCTTCGTCGGGAGGTCCATATAGTGGACGCAGAGCTTCGCCCCGCCCATCCCGTAGACCGAGCCAAGGAAGACGTCCTTCGCGCGCCGCCGCTCTAGACCCGTAACCCGCGCCATGAAGGAGTGGAAGTCGAGGTCGGGGTTCCGGTGGTACTCGTCCCGCGCCTCCCGCGCTCCGGGGAGGGGGCGCCCGCTCCGGTCCCGGGAGAGGTAGGCGTAGTGGACCGCGAGCCGGGGCTCCTGCTGGGAGTAGTCGGGGGCGGCCATGATCGACCCCTCCTCGGGGAGGTAGAGCGTCCGGAGCTTCTCCTTCAGCTCCGGGTAGCGGTCCCCGTACTGCTGCTGGAGGTTCACGTGCTCCATCGACGTCCGCCCGCTCCGGGCTCCCTTTAGCTTCCCGGTCTCCTCGTCCTCCCGCTTGAGCTGGTTGATCGTCGGGTGGAGCCGACCGTTCACGAGGTGGTCCCGGATCGACCGGACGAACGTCGTCCGCATCTTGTTCATCTGCCGGGCCCGGAGGAGCGCGCGGGGGACCGGCCCCGGGCTCCGCTCCAGTAGCCCCGAGGTTACGCTGGGCTTCCTCGTCTTCGGGGTGAGGCGCGGCGAGATCCCGACCGAGCGGAGGGCCGCCGCGCAGGCCTCCGCCTTCCAGGCGTCGTCGACCTCGAAGGGAACCGCCGCCCCGGCTCGGATCGTCGCCGCGGCCCTCCGCTCCTCCCCCAGGGCCCACTCCGCGACTCGGTCGAGGCCGTCTAAGTCGACCCGGACTCCCCTCCTCGTCATCTTCACGAGGACCGGGAGGACCCGGCTCTCCAGGTCGTAGATCCCCCAGAGGTCCCCCTCCTCGATCCTCCGCTCCATTCTCCGGAGGAGGACGAGGGGGAGGCGGGCGTCCTGCTCCGCGTAGTCCCCGACGAGGTTCGCCGGCAGCATCCAGAGGTCCCTCCTCCGGTCGACCCCGAGGACCTCCGCCGCCCGGTCGAGCAGAGCGTACTCCTTCCCCGGGATCCCCTCCCGCCGCGCGACCGCGTCGAGGGCGTAGGAGGGATAGAGTTCGTAGAGAAGCGGCGCCGCGATCTGCGTGTCCCGGAACCACGCCGCGCGCCGATAGACGACGCCGTTCTGGGCTAACCAGTCGAGGTCGTACGAGAGGTTGTGCCCGACGATCGTCCCCTCGAACGTCGCCGCCTGCTCGCGGAGGTAGGCCCAGGTCCTCTCGGGGTCGAGGTTCCCGCCGCCCTCGTGCGCGACCGGGAGGTAGGCCGAGGGTCCGTCCTCGATCGCGAACGAGACCCCGACGACGTACGACCCCGCCCGCCGCACCCCGGGGCCGAGGTTACGACTCCCCCGTCGATCCCCGAGGTCGGGGTCTCGCGTCTCGACGTCGACTGCGACCCGGCTCGCGTCTCTCCAAGACGGAAGCTCGGCGAGGCTCGGGGCGGTCCAGTCCGACTCGATCGGAAACGGGATCGGGCGCTGCGTCGGGGGGGACATACCCTACCCACCCTCGCCGCCGTTGAGCCCGACCTCCTCCATGGCCCTCCGCCACTCTGCTACCTCGGGGAGGCGGAGGAGTCGGGACATCTCATTTCGAGCCCGCGCCGCCTTTTCGGTGGAACTGATCCGTCCGAGGGAGGCCGCCTCCGCGCAAGAGAGGAGCCGGGCGATCGAGACGAGCCCCCGGATAGTCGGGGTCGGGAACTTCGCGGGCGGGATCCGGCTCTCCGAGACGAAGTCGAAGACCGACCGGACGACCGGCTCCGCGGAGCAATCGCAGCTCACGACGGATCTCGGGGGACCGACCACCGTCGAGGCGTCGTCCGGAACCGCGTAGACGGGCGCCCCGCACTTCGGGCAACTCCCCACGACGTAGTAGTAGCTCACGGCCTAGTCCTCCTCGGGCTCGGGCGTCGCCCAGCCCTCCTCGATCGCGACCGCCTCGACGAGCGCGAGGTAGCGGCGAAGGTCCCGGACGTCCCTCAGCAGCGGCTCCGGGCGTAGGTCGTCCGCGAGCGCCGCGAAGAGGTCCCCCGTCGGGCGGAGGAGGTCCCGGAGGAGGGAGGATAGCTCCCTCGGGTCCGAGATGAAGGCCGGAGCCTCCTTGATAAGACCTACCCGCTCGGCCTCTCTAAGAACGTCCTCCGCCCGCGCCCGCGCCCCGGGGACGGGGGCGAGCGCCGTCCGGATCCGGTCCCACTTCCTCCGGAGGTTCTCGTAGGGCGCCGCGCGCCACGAGCCCCCGTAGCCTCGGTCCCGGAGGAGCGTCCTCCGGACGTCCTCCGCCGCGATCGACTCCAGGTGGCGGAGGTACTCCAGCCCGCTTCCCCCGACGCTAGACGGGTCTCCCTCCACCTCGTACGGGCGGCTCATCGGACGACCTCGTCGAGGAAGGACGGCCGCCGGTTCTCCCACTCGTCCCAGAACTTCCGGACGGGCTCCGGGATCTCGTCCCCCCGGCTCTCCAGCCACCCCTCCAGCCGCTCTATCACGGGGTCGACGTGGTCGTTCCCGAGCCGCTTCTGCTCGCAGCACCAGAGCCATAGTTCGAGCTTATCGAGGGCGTAGAGCCAGTAGACCTCCTCCTCCGAGAGATCGGAGAGGATCCGACCGATCCCGAGCCCGTGACGAACGGCCGACTCGATCTTCCCCAGCTCCTCGTCGAACCGACTCCCCGGGAGCCAGGACACCGTAACCGGGACGTCCCCGGTGAACGCCTCGTGGACGTCGTGGTAGTGGACCGCCCGGACGAGCCTCGCCGGAGGCTCGGAGGGCCACAGCGCGTAGAGGAGCGTCAGCACCCCGTGGGTATGGGCCGCGACGGAGTACGACCCGACGTGTCGGATCGCGTGGCACCGTTCGACGGCGCCCCCCGCGCGGAGGTCGGTTACTCGCTGGACGAGGTCGCTCACGACGACGCCGTCCGGTCTCTTCGCTGCTCCCATCGACTCCTCCTTCGGTCTAGCCAGTCTCTCCCCGCCACGCGCCAGTCGTCCGCGTGGCACCTCTCGATCTCTTCGAGCGCCCCGTCGTAGTCCCGGAGCCGGTGCGCCCGGTGCGCCCGGATCATCGGGAGCGCGACGTGGACGAGGAAGGGCGAGGCGAGCGCCGCGGAGACTCCCCCGGAGTCCCGTCGCGCGTTCTCTCCGCTCCACTCGACCCACCTTAGGAACTGCCGAAGTTGAGCGTCCCACTCGTCCGGGTCCTCCCCCGTCTCGATCAGCGGGGGGCTCGGCCGGAGACCGCTCGCGTACGGGTCCGCGATCGGTCGGTGGTCGAGGACGGCCCGCGCCTCGTCCGCGAGGGGTTCGAGGGGCTGGATGGTCGCGAGGTAGCCGTGCCAGTTGTTCGAGAACTGGACGAGGCGACCGACCGGGCACCCGACCCGCGCCGCTAGGTACTCCTGGAGGAGGGAGAAGTGGACCGCGTTCGCCCCGTACGCCCCCCAGACGACGTCGTTCGAGCGACACGAGACCGTGAGGTCGAGCCGCCCGTCGTCGTCCCGGGAGAAGTAGGCGTGGGTGTTACACGGGACGTCGAGGCTCCCCGAGCCGAGGTCGCGCTCCGGGTCCCACATCGCGACGACGCACCGTCGGTCGTCCGGGTTACTCCGGAGACGCTCCGCGATGTGGGGGAGCTGATCCGAGTACCCCGGGCCCGCGTAAGACGGGTCGCGCCACGGGAATCCCCGCCAGCGCCTCCCGTAGGCCCCGTGGAAGTGGACGCCGTCGTCGGAGAACGTCTCCATCCGCTTCACAAAATCGCGGACGAAGGCGACGTCGTCCCTTCCCGCGAGCATCCAGAGCGCCTCGAAGAGGTGGAAGAAGGGGTTAGCGTCCCGCTCCCGCCAGAAGAGGACCCGCTCGCGGGGGCGCTCGTACTCGGTCACGACGGGGCCCGGGGCGACGAGGACCGGGCCGTTCCGCGAGCCCCGGGCCCGCCCGTGCTCGAAGAGGTAGTCGAGGGCGACCGGAAGAGCGCAGTGTACGTTCCGGGCCCGGATAACGTGGACGCTCACCGCTTCCTCCACTCGTCGAACGCCCGAACGACCTCGGACTCTAGTACGATCTCGTTGGTCACCGCGACTCCGTTCTCCGTCGTCAGCACGAAGCAGCCCGGGTACGGGTAGGGACTCTCCTCGACGTAGACCCCGTCCCCGAGGTAGGTCTTCTCCCTCGCTCCTTCCTTCAAGTCGTGGCTCCTTCCTTCAAGTCGTTGAAGAGGTCCCGTACCGCGGCTCGGTTCGGCTCCTCGTTCCACCATCGGTTCCGTCCGGACGGGTGCGGGACGACGATCGCCCGCCAGCTACCGTCCGCCGTGAGGACCTCCCCCCACTCTAGGAACCCCACCGGCCTCCGCCAGGCGAACGACCGCTGGACGTTCCGGCCGAGGAGGACGAGGCCCGAGTGCCGGTCCCGCTGGAGTGCCCCGAGGATCGAGAGCGCCCCGAGGCGGGCCCGTCGGAGCGGGAACCCCCCGCCGGGCGGGATCGGCTCCCGGACGACGTTCGTCCGGTCGAGTCGACGGAGGTACTCCCTCGGGGTCCAGCCCGCTAACCGGCAGAGCCTCCCCCCGCTCCTACAGTCCCCCATCGGGTTCAGCCAGACCCTCGGCCGATCGGCGCAGTCCGGCGTCGGGGCCTCCCCCACGAGGAGGTAGACCGGCCCCCGGCCCGGGGCCCGGAACGTGATCGCCCCGCGCACCCTAGTTGCGCCTCTTCGGGTCGAACCCCGGCGGGGGCTTCGCGAGGCCGAGGGCCTCCCCGGCCCGGCTCTGGAAGTGGGCGACGACCTCGTTCGTCCGCTTCTCGATCCCCGCGATCACCGCGGATAGGTCGCTCATCGAGACCCTCTCCGGAATTAGGCAGTGGAACTCGATCGAGTCCCCCCGCTTCGTAAAGACGAAGGCGATCTCCGCTCCCCGCACCGCGTCGAGCGCCCCCCGCTTCGCGTCGTCCGCGTTGAGGTGCTCCTTCCGCTCTCCCATTTCTCTAGCCCGCCTTTCCCTCTCGGATTTGGCCTAGCATCAACTTTAGGTCGGGGTGCCCGAGAACGACCCGACCCCCGACCCTCGCCTCGTAGCTAATCGAGACGAGCGCGGTGATCTGGTACGTTCGGCCGTCCGGTCCCCGGAACTCCATCACCGGGACTCTCGCCTCGTCGCCCCCGCTCATCCCCGGAACAGCGCCCGCGGGCGCCCCTCGCCGAGCCGGACCCGCTCGTACTTATCGAACTCGCACAGCGAGTGCTCTACGTCCCGCATCTCTAGTCTCGGCCACGCCCCCGGCCACCCCTCGTCGAGCCCCCCGAGGATCTCGCGCATCATCCCGGCCGCGTCCGCTGGGCGAAGGGGATGGGAGAGACGCTGCCCGAGGAGTCGGTTCAACCCCCGGAGGGCCCCCGGACCCGCGTTGGCCCAGGAGAGGACGTCGGGGGCGCCCCGGAGGTAGCGCGTCCAGCGGAGGTCGGTCACGACCTCGTACGCCATGAACGGCCCCCACCCGACGTACCTCGGCTCCTGGAAGAGGTCCCAGACCTGGTGGAGGGAGAGCCCGATAGAGAGGGACAGACCCCAGAAGGTCCGATCCTCCCAGAGCCTCCCGAGGATGATCTCCGCGATGTACCGGTGCTTCGACCACGAGTACCACTCCTTCGAGCGGTCGCTCTCCGCCCGGATCACGTAGGCTCCGGTGTAGACCTTCTCGCCGCGCGCCGCGCGGGCCGCGAGGACCTCCGTGAACCGCTTCGCGCTCCAAAAGTCCTTCTCCGGCCAGGCCCCTCTCGTCTCAATCAACTCCGCGAGGGTCTCCGGCCAGTTCACGTAGCGGGCGATCGCGAGCATGAACCAGAGGTGCTCGGAGTTCGCGAACGGCTCCCGGACGTTCTCTCGGATCCAGACCGTCACCCGGTCCAGCTCCCGGTAGACGTTCGTGAAGCGATAGGTCCGGAGGATCTCGTCCTCCGTCCAGGGCCCCGGCTCCCCCGCCGCGCGGGCGAGGTAGATCCGGTGGCGCTCGGTCATGAACGCGAGGAGGCGGGAGAGGTCCACTTACTCCGCCCTCTCCGCCGGCAGCCGGAGGAGTTCCCGGACCCGCTCGTAGGTCTCCTCCCGGCCGAGCTTCTCCGTCGCGACCTTCGCCGCGCGGAGCTTCGCGACCGCCGTCCGCGTCGTCTTCAGCTTCGCCCGGACGTTCTCGACGTTGACGGGCTTCTTCGGGGGCCGCTTCGACCGCCGCCTCCGGTCCTCGATCCCCGCGAGGCACGTCGCGAGGTCGACGTCCATCTCGATCACCCGAAGGTCCCCCCGCCTCGCGAGCCGAAGCGTCCGCGTCGTCTCGTAGTAGAGGAGGGTTACACCCTCGAAGAGGACGTCGAAGCCCTCCGCGTCGAGCCACTCGACGAGCCCGAAGAGCTTGTCGAGCTTCGGGATCGTGTCGCACCCCCCGCACTCGGTCTCGTAGTGGCCGACGACCGCGAACCGGGTCTCGTCCCTCCGCTCGCAGAGGTAGTAGAGGGGTCGCTTCCGACCCTCGACGTGGACCGGGCAGGTGTCCTCCGCGAGGGCCATGACCCTCCGGACGACGGTGCTCTTCCCGGCGCCGAAGGCCCCTCGGACATTAATCATCACTCGTTCGTCCTCCTCTCGTTCCCGTAGCGTTTTGCGAAACCCCTCGACGCACCCACCAACTGCTCGACGATCTCCCGCCACTCTCTTGAAGCCTCCCGCTTACTACCTGGATCGAGAATCCGATCCTGCGGCTGCTCCCCGTAGGACGCGAGGAGACGAACCCGATCTCGCTCCGCCCCGAACTCCTCAACGAGCCGCTCACAATGCGTCGGATTCATCGCAAGGATGACGTCCGCAGCCCGAACAAGATCCTTCGTCAACCCCGTCGGCCGCCGCTTCGAGATCTCGGAGCCGTACCTCCCGATGCTCCTCCGCATCTTCGCTCCGACATGCCGCAGTGGTCGAAACCCCCCGGACCGGACATCGAGATCCGGCCGGAACTGCGCGATTACCGCCGAGGCCGCTGGACTCCGATAGGCGTTCCCAAGACAAACGACGAGAACGACGGGCCGACGCGGCGGAACCTCCCCAATCCTCTCCCAGATCCCCCGCCGCGCCTTCTCGACACCGACATGGTGGCGAGACGTCGCCCGGTAGGTCATCTCCATTCCATGATCGTAGGGACAGAACCGGGGGAACGAGGCGTCAAGGAACTCGGGCTGCCCCGAGAGGTCCTCGACGGTCTCTCCTGTCATGAGTGCCGCGCGAAGGTACGCTCGCGCCCAACGAGCCGCGGCGATAACTTCCTTGGGGTCGAGCGTCCCAGGAAAGTGTCGGAACTCGATCGTGTCGGTCTGAAGAAGCTGCCGGAGATTAACGGCAGACCGAGGCCGCGCATGCCAAAGAGTCTTCCCCGCCCGCGACCGCGGAACCTCCGCAGCGAAGAACTCCTCGACCGTCGTCGCGGCGAGCTGAGCCTCGGAGTATCGGGGGAGTGGGAGCTGATGATGAGAGACCTGCCTCCGGCGGAACCTCGTCACCGCCCCGCGGTAGTCCTCGTCCCGGACGTAGCTGTCCCGAAGAGGCTCCGGAATCGGATCGACGAAGTCAAGCGCCGAGGGAAGCTGCCGGACGTTGTAGGAGAGAAGCCGCTTCAGCGCGTCGAGATCCTCCCGAAGGCCAGGGACCCGAACGTGGACATGGAGGTTCGAGCGGTAGTTGACGCTGGCCTTCGGCTGAAGGAGAAGGAACTCCCGGAGAAGCCCCCCTTGGGCCTCGGGAGTCGAGGTCGGAGGCGTCCGAACCTCGCCGCCGTAAGGGTAGATCTGCCCAGGGGGGTCGACGGCAATCCCGTTCGAGTTGACGACCGTCCAGTCCCCACCCCAGTCGAACCCTTCCGGGACGCCGTTCCGCGTGTCCCAATCGGCGAACTCGTGCTCGACCCCGTAGGTCCAGCTGGCCTCGTTCAGGTTCGCGGTCACTTCTTCGCCTCCCACTCCCGAAGATCCTTGACGGGGAAGACGTTGTAGTCCGCGGGGCGGAGCGCCGGGGCCCGGCCGAGCCGGACGTCCCCGCACGGGACCTCGTCCTCCCCCCGCTCGTCCCCGCACGTAAGGCAGCCGCTCGGGGGACAGACCTCCAGCGGTCGGAACGGCTCGTCGGCCGAGTCCCGGACGTGCATCGGGACTCGGTGGCCGTGGCACTGGTCCGCGGTGAGGTAGCGCGCGCCCATCGACACGCCCGTCTTCGAGACGACGTTCCCCTCCGCGTCGCGCTCGTACTCGTACTCGTAGCACAGCCCCATCGTGACCCCCGCCCTCTTCGTCTCGACGAGGAACCGGTCGAGCGCGGCCCTCCGGTACTCCTCCGCGATCGTCCGGACCCCCCCGATGTTCTGGACGAAGAGTCCCTCGAAGAGGTACGCCCGATCGCTCCCGAACCGCCTCCGCATCTGGCGGATCATCCCGGCTGCGCTCGGGTAGACGATCTCGACGAACTTGAAGATCAGGTGGTCCGCGCCCGCCTCCGCGAGGAGGTGGATTAGCTCGACGACCTCGTCGTTCGACGTAATTCCCGCGACGATCGGGTTTACCTGAATCGAGACGTAGATCCCCCGCCTCTGCATCTCCCGGATCTGCTCGAACATCTCGTCGAGCGGGACCGCCCTCGGGGAGAGCCGCTGCCAGTCCTCCGCGCTGGGCGTATTGATCGAGAACTGCTGGTAAGAGAAGGGGTTACGAGCGAGGAGATCGTAGGCCCAGCCCGGGACCCGTCGCCGAGTGAGGAAGTAGATCGGAAGCCCGACCTCGGTCGCGGCCTCCGCGGTCGCCCGCGTGTTCCCGTAGACGTCCTCCAGTTCGAGGAACGGGTCGATGAACGAGGACATATAGACCGCCGCCCCGAGCCGCATCCGCCGGAGCTGGCGCCGGACCTTCTCCCCGTACCGCGGGTCGACGGTCGCGAGGCCCTGGCCCCGGTAGCCCCGGACCCCGTTGTTGATGTAGCAGAAGCCGCACCCTACCGCGCAGAAGCCCCCGTACGGCTGGGTCAGGATCGAGTCCGTGTAGCACGGCCTCGGCCTCCGGTTAGGAGCCTCGTGCTTCGGCTTGTACCACCCTCGGAGCGGGATCGACTGGTCGACGAGGACGTGCGGGATCGGATCGAGCCAGACCTTCATCTCCCTCGTGTTCTCGTCCGTCGCCCCCCGGACCATCGCCACGTCCCGGTACGTGTAGCGGAGCCCCGTCTCCTCGTCGACGACCGGTTCGATCTTGTTCAGATGGGGCTCGTTCTCCATATGAAACCCGAACGGGTCGATGTCCTCGACGCTCGGTACCATCGGTCCCTCGGTCATGATGCCCTCCTTAAAGGTTTCTCGTCATCGGGCCTAGTCTCCGATGTTCCAGAACACGAGGGGCTTCATGAGGCTCTCCCGGGAGGCGGTCCGGGAGAGCCACCGCCACGCCTTCGCGTCGTAATAGGGGTTGCAGGGGAACGGGACCTCGACGTCGACCGCGTCCGAGTAGCCGTAGCCCTCGTCGACGAGGAGGATCTGGCCGGGGTCGAGGTCGGCCTCGCTCGACCGGAGAACGTACTCCCGCGCCGCCTCGATCGAGCGAGAGTAGCCGAGGTGGAGTACGACGTCCCACGGCCCTCTCCGAAAGACCCCCGACGTCGAGAGCCCCCGGAGGACCCCGGCCGCGACCGTCCCCGAGGAGATCGAGACGACGAGCGTCCCCGAGTCCGGGAGGAACGGGGCCGTCCGGCTCGCCTCCGCCGCGTTCTCGGTCACGCTCTCCGGGATCTTCAGCGCGTTCGGCATCAAGTACGAGTCCGGGTAGGTCGAGACGAGGTGCTTCCGGGCCGCGTGGAAGAGGATCGCCGAGCGCCCCGCCCGAAGCGAGTGCGTCGCCGATCCGAGGGCCGCCGCGCGGATCTGCGGCTCCCGGACGAGGCCCTCCGGCGGGTCGCTCTTGTACCGAGGCCAGTACGTGACGCACCGCTTCCCGAGCGCCCGACAGGCCCGAGCGACCGCCCACCCGGCCTTCGAGTGGCGCGTGTCGAGGACCCCGATCGTCCCCTCCGGGCGAGCCGCGACGTGCGCGACCACCCCCCGCATCTTCGAGAACGGGGGCCCCGACGGACAGCAGAGGTCCTCGCGCTTCACGAGGACGACGTCCTCGCCGAGAGGGTGCATTTCGACGGGCGTCCCCTCGACGACCAGGCTAGAAGTTGAACGGCTCAATCTCGTCCTCCTCGACGATGAAGCGCCCGGTAGTCGGGCACCGCTTGTCGTAGCTCCGACCCTTCGAGTGGCGGTCGGCCGCGTTCTCCGCGAGCGTCCCCGGCATAAGGTGCCACGGGTTCACGCAGAGCCGGTTATCGCAGGAGTGGAGAACCTCCCGCCCGTCGACGTCGACTCCCCCGAGGATCAGTACCGCCCGGTGGGCCTTCTCCGCGTGCCCTTCGAGCCAAAACTTCCCGTACCCGTACCGGTCGACTCCCCCCGTCCACTCCCAGCACTCCGCGGGGCGCCGCTCCTCCGAGACCTTCTCCCAGAAGCGGATCCAGTCGCCCCGCCGCCTACTCCGGGGCACTCCGGAGCGCCCCTAGGAACTCCTGCGCTGCGATGGACGACCCCGCCCACGGCTCTATCTTCTCCCGGATCTCCCGGAGGTCCGCGTAGAGCGGGTAGTGGCCGGACCGGTGGCTCTTCCACTTACAGAGGACCGTCTCGATCTCCTGGACCCCGCACGGTCGGCCCGGGATCCCCGGGGCCTCGTACCCTCCGACGACGGGCTCTAGCGCCCGGACGACCATAGCGAGGGTCGTCGCCGACGACTCCGTCCTCGTCCAGCTCCACGAGTCCGCGACCTCGATCGCCCCCCTCGCCGGGGAGTCGAAGAAGGCGAGGTGGGGCGCTGCGAACTCGACCGAGACCCCGACGACCCGCTCTAGCATATCGGCGACCTTGAACGCGATCCACGCCCCGAACCCGTAGTGGCTTCGGACGGCCCGGACGACTGCGTCGTAGGACGGAGCCGCCTCCGCGATCCGGTAGACCATCGCCTCCGGCTCCGCTCCGTACCGCTCCCGGAGCCCCTCGATCGCGACCGTCGCGATCCGCGCGCGGAAGTGCCGGCGCTCCCGCCCCCTGGGCCACCGGGCGAGGCCCGCGACGGGGGGCTCCGTTCGATTCTCCGCGGCCTCCCGTAGGATAGCCCAGAAGTCCTCCCCCCCTCTAGCACTCGCGAGACTCGCGAACCCGCAGTCGTAGAAGCCCCAGTAGGCGACGAGCCAGCGGGCGATCTGCGACGTCCCCCAGCTCGGCTCCTCGTCCCCCCGCAGCCGGACGAGCGCGTCGTAGATCGGGTCGAGGTCGCCTGCCTCGATCGTCCGCCGAGCGAACTCCTCGACCGGGAGCCTCGGGTAGTCGCGCCCGCTCACGGCTGCACCAGCCGGATCACGCCCGTCTCCGGGTCCTCGCGGAGGCCGTACCCGATCTTTCGGACCTCCCGGATCCGCTGGAGGGCACCCCGCTCCGACGTGCCCAGCTCCCTCGCCGCCCCCGCGAGCGTCGTCCCCTCCCCGAGCATCAGCACTATCCGCTCCATCACTCCTCCCCTTCGAGGCTCGGCTCGGAGAGCGCGGGAGGGCTGGTACGAGACGAGGCCGCGGGGCCTCCCCGACGTCGACCAGACCCTCCCCCTCCAGCTCTCCAGCGCCCTAGCGCAGCGCCCGAGCGCGACCCTCCGGCTCGGGAAGGTCCGCTCCTTCCCGGTAAGCTCCCCGTACAGCGTCGAGAGCTGGAAGAGGGTGAGGCGTTCGAGGTCCTCGGCCGCGTCTACCGCCGCCCCCCAGCTGGTCTTAAACGTCCTCACCGCTCTCCCCTCCTCGTTCTAGTAGGGCGTGTCGTCGGACCCCGACTCCGGCGTGGCCTCGCGCACCTCGGTCGAGAAGTCCGGCCGAACGAGCCCCGCCTCGACCTGGTGCTCCATGTCCTTCCCCGCGAGGAGGAGCGGGTGCCAGGTCTTCGAGTCCGCGATGTTCTCGGGCATCGGGAGAGAGGCGTCCTCCCACGTCTCCCCGAGCGCGGGCTTCAGCACCGGGACCCACCACGTGTACTTCCCGTCCTTCTCGATCTTCGAGGAGAGCCGGACCCGGTTCGCGAAGAGCGGCGGGAGACCCGGCCGCGTCCGCCAGCCCGTGTTCGCCTTCCGGTAGTGCTTGATCCAGGTGGACTTGAAGGCGAGCACCGCGAACTCCTTCGGGGCGGTGTGGTCGACGGCCCCGAGGACGAGGCAGTAGACGTAGAACGTCTCCTCCAGGTCGTTCTCCCCGTGTTGAAGCTCGTTGAACTTCCGGCCCCGCTCCGCCGCGTCGGCCTTCGCGTCCGCGACGACGTCGGAGGTGGGGGAGTGGACCCCGGCGAACCCGCCCCGATCCGGCCGCCACTCGACGTAGGCCTTCTCGGTGAAGACGGGGACCACGACGACGTCCGAGCCGTAGACCTCGCCGGTTACCGTGTTGTACCACATTCCGTCCTTCGCGGCCTCGTTGTCGGCGAGCGCGGGGGGGTTCCCCTGGACGATCGTGAGGAACGGGAGGGTGATGTCGTCCCGGGACTGGTTCTGGAACCCGGCCCCGGCGAGGGAGCCCCAACTCTTCGGGGAGTCGACCGCCGCGCTCGCGCGCGGGACGACCGCCCCGCTCTTCGCCTTCGCCGCGGCCTTCGCCGCGGCCTTCGTCGTCTGAGCCATGCCCTAGCCTTTCGTCAGTGGTTTCAGCTTCGTGTGTCGGCGGAGGTGCGCCCCGAAGAGGTCGGGGGGGACGCTATCGGCCCCCATCGTCGCGATCCGGTCGCGAAGGAGAGCGTCCCGCCGGGAGGAGTGGATGTAGAGCATATCGGCGAGGTCCTCCACCCCCGCGCTCCGGAGCGCCTCGACGGCTCTCGCCGGGCCCTCGTCGTCGTCGACCGGGAACTTCGCCGAGACGGTGTGCTCGACGGCCCCCCCGAGGTCGTGCTCGATGAACCACCGGGCGCCCTCCTGCGCCCGCGCCTTCGGGAGGGAGAAGTGCCAGTTGTCGACTAGCTCGACCGCGTAGCCCGCCACCCCCGGGTGCCCGACCATCTCCAGCTCCTCTAGGAGGTCCGGGAGGTCGACCTTCGAGACCCGGTCGAGTTGCGTTTGCGCCTCCTTTAGCTGGCGCTCCGCGTCGCGGACGAGGGCCTCCGCCGCGGCCTGTCGCCGGACGAGGGCCGCGAGTTGCTTCAGCCGGTCCTCGGGGAGGGGGGTCCGAAAGACCTCCCAGGCGTTCGTGGGCTTCTCCGTCTTCATCTCGCACCCCCCTCCCGGATCTGATTGAACTGGTCGAGAGTCCTCACGACCGCGGTCCGGAGGTCTCGGATAACGGTACCCTCCGCAGGTGTAGGTTTGAGCAGGTCTACGAGCCTCCGGAGGTCCGCCACCCGGGCGGTAATCGAGACCCGAAGGCGAACGTCGTCGGGTCTCTCGAAGGTGAGCGCGACCAGGGGCGGAGCCGCCTCGACGGCGGTCTCGGTGTTAACAGCAGGCGGTAAGTCCATTGAACTAGCTCCTCTCGATCTCTCGGATGCGCTTCTCGATAGCGGCGACGACGCTCGGGAGAGGGCGCCGCCCCTCGGTTCGGACGAGCTGATCGTGGGTCGCGAGGGCCCGGACGAGGGGCTCGCGTCGGGTCTCGCCCAGGATCAGGTTGACGATCCCGCGGGCCCGGGCCTCGACCGAGAAGCCCGAGAACCGCGGGTCGACCGACGCGGGGCCGGACCGGCTCCGGGAGTTCGGAGCCCGGCGGGCGGCACCCGACAGGTCCCAAAAGATCCGGTACCCGGCCCCCGCGAAGGTATTCGACGTCGACCCGCCGACGCCCGCCCCCCATCCCGCTCCCGAGAACGACCCCCATCCCGTCACGTCAGCCACTCCCGGAGGCGATCCCCCGTGATCGCCGAGGCGATCGTCCGCTTCGCGCGGAGGACCTCGACGATGCGCTCGTCGATCGTGTCCTCCGCGACGAGGTCGATGTAGTGAACGGGGTGGCGCTGCCCGATCCGGTGGGCCCGGTCCTCGGACTGGAGGCGCTCGGTCAGCTTAAACGAGTTCGAGTAGTAGACGACGGTCTGGGCCGCGTGGAGGGTTAGCCCCTCCCCTCCCGCCGCAGGGTTCGCGACGAAGAACTGGGCCCGGCCCGACTGGAACTCGGCGACGGCCCGCGCGCGCCCGTCCGTATCGACCGCTCCGTCGTAGCGCACGACGCCCCCGAGACTCCGCTCCTCCTCGATCATCTCGACGATCTGGTCGACGTCCCGCCGGAAGCGGGCCCAGACGATCGTCGGGTGCGAGGTGTCGAGCGCGATCTCCCGAAGGAGGGCGAGGCGGGCGTTCGGGTCGATCGTGACCGAGGTCTCCCCGTCGTCGAGCGGGAGGTACCCGCAGACGATCTGCTGGAGCCGGAGGAGCCGCTTAATCGCGAGCGGGGCGGTCGCGACCTCGTCCTCGCCCTCGATCTCGACGAGGAACTCGTCCCGCATCCGGTCGTAGACCTCGCGCTGCTCCCGCGGGAGGGCGAACCGGTGGGTCGAGTAGAGCTTCTCGGGGAGGTCGAGGACCTCGTCCTTCGTCACCCGCGACGAGACCGGCGCGAGGATCTCCCGGAGGCGGTCGAGGTGCCGGTACTCGACGAGTTCCCGGTACTCCCGCTGCGTCCGGCCGTTGTAGCCGGTCTTAAAGACCCCGAAGTACCCCTGGAAGGCCGCGAACCGACCCCAGCCCCTCCCCCGCCAGAAGTCCGGGTCGAGGAACTGGAGGGGGGAGTAGACGTCGAAGGGTCCGTTGGCGATGGGGGTCCCGGTGAGGATCCGGCGGTAGTTCGCGTACCGAGCGGACGCGAGGATCGTCTTCGTCCGCTTCGCGGAGGGAGACTTGATCCGGGCTGACTCGTCGAGGACGTAGAGGGCGCGCCGCTGCGTTAGGAACCGCTTCGACCACGTCTTCCCCCGCTCCGTCACGAAGCCCTCGTAGCTCATCGCGAGGACCGCGAGGCCCGGGAACCCGAGGAGGTCGCTGAGGTCGGCCTGTAGACCCTTCGTCCCCGCGCGGGAGGCGTCGTAGCGGACGAGCGCGACCTCCTCGACGTCGGGGGAGAGGTGCGCGAGGACCTCCGTGTCGGTCCAGTTACGATGGACCCCGTTCGGAGCGACGACGAGGAGCCCGTCGATCTCCTCCTCCAGGTAGAGGAGCGCCGCCGTATCGACGATCAGCTTAGACTTTCCGGTGCCCTGCTCCCAGAATATCGCCCTTACGGGGTCGCGGGCGTGTTCCTCGAACTCCCGGAGCTGGTGGGAGAATGGCTTCGTCCGAAAGCGCACGGGGAGGGCCTCGGGTTAGAGAACTTTTCGTCCGTCGGGGGTCCGAGTATACCCGACCCCGCCGCCGATCGTCTAGCCCGAGGCCCCACCTTGGGGTTTATTTCTTGAAGGGGAGCCCTCGGAGGGCCCGTACGAACTCGGTGAGCGGCGGGAGCAGCTTCCCCGCCGTGAAGGAGAGACCGACGAAGCCGACGACCGTCCCGACGAGCGTCGCCCGAATCCCCGGCGGGAGGAGGTCCCAGGCCTCTAGGATCCGGGCCCCCGCCTCGGTTCGGGAGATCGCGTCGAGGACGGACTGGACCGAGGCCCCCACCCCGCCCCCTCCGCCGAGGATCAAGGTACGATCCCCCTGACCTTAGACTGCAGCCCGATCCACAGCAGCCCCGCCGCTGCGGCGAGGAGGAGCCCGACGATCGTGAAGAGCCCGTGCCGACGGGCCACGTCCGTCGCTCCGCGGAGGTCCCGGAGAAAGGCGAGGTCCCTCCGCATCGCCTGGGGCTCCCCGACGTCGAACCCGAGCCGGTCGAGCGCCTCGGGGACCGCATCCGCGATCGTGTCCCGGATAAGCTCCCGGATCTCCGCCTTCGATAGGATCCGGCTCTCCCCCTCCGTCATCGCCCCCTCCTCCTCCCCCTAGACCCGGAGCACCCCGAAGCCCTCGGAGACCGACCCGGTCTGCTGGGCTATGAGAATAGTCGTGTGTCCCGTCCCGGGACCCGTCTGCGTGTGCCGGAAGTTGATCGTGTCCCCGGCGGTAACCCCCGCCAGCGTCCCGGTCGTCCCGCTCGTCGCGATGACCGTGGAGTAGCCTCCCCCGGCCGTAGCGTTCTCCGCCTCGACGACCCCGGACGAGAGGACGCTCGACCCGATCGTGAAGACGTAGGTGTCCGAGGCGTCCGCGACGAAGGTCGCGACGTCGCTGTCGTCGAGGACCCCGTGCTCGTCGAGCCCCGAGAGGTCCGAGGAGTCGACGCTCCCCTCCCAGGTATCGTGGAGGAGGTCGTTGATCGTGATGTCGGACCCGCCCTCCGGGTCCTCGACCGTGTGCTCTAGGATCGTCTCGACCCTAAGCTCCGACGGGACGACCCCGCCGTTCGCCGCGAGGATCTCCGTGCGACTCACGAGGATCGGGAAGGGCGACGTCGGGACCGCGTCGACCATCGCCGTCGTAAGGAGGAGGGTCGGGCTCGTCGACGGGTCCTTCGTGACCCGGACCTGGATGTTCGTGTCGTAGGGGTCGCCCGAGGCGAGCCCCACGGAGAGCGCGAGGACCTGGTCGTAGACGTCCCGGTCCCGAAGAGTCGCCGAGACGTTCACCCCAACCTCGTCTAGCCCAGAGCCCCCCGTCGGGTCGTCGAGCGAGACCGTCCCGGACGGGTAGACGGAGCCGTTCAGGCTAAGGGCCGTCGTCGGGTACGGTGCCCGGCCCCGGTCCGCGAGCGTAAGGGCGACGGTGTTCGCCGACCCCTCGGCGAGGGTCCCGTACGTCGAGGCGGGGCGGAGCTGGACGTGAACGTTGTGCGTCCGAGGGTAGACCCGCTCGCCGGGGGTCGCCCGGAGGACGAAGACCTTCGCGCCGGAGGAGTGGGCCGAGGGGACGGTGTCGAGGAAGCCCCGGTACACCGTCTTCAGCAGGACGTACGTCGTGTTGTCCTCGACCTCCGTGACCGCGAGGATCTCGTCGTCGATGAGGACGAGGTTGTAGAGGCTCCGCCCCAGCTCCGGCGTCGTCGCGAGCGTCACGTCGAAGAACGAGAGGAACTCCTCGACCGTGCTGTCCCCGGGGTCGACCCGGATATCCTCGGAGGGCGTAGCCGTCGGGTTCGACGTCCCCTGCGAGAGGGCCGAGTTCAGCTGGCCGATCGCGGTCGTCTCGGCCTCGACGTCGACCGAGTAGGATCCGGAGGGAGTCGTCGCGGAGTGGCGGGTGTAGACCGGAAACGAGGAGGCTCCGTCGTCCTGGTCCCGACACCCGACGAGGAGCCGGTCGAGGCTCTCCGGCGCCTCGGAGCGGACCGCGAGGGCCCTCGGAAGCTCCATGACGATGTCCTCGTCCGTCGGGATCGCCCCCGGGACCACGACCGGCGTCTCCCACCCCGTGTCCGGCGGATCGTCGACCGCCGCGGCCTCGTAGCCGAAGACGTCCTCGACCACGTCGAGCCGGATCTCGGCCTTGTCGACCTCCCCGAGACGGACCTCCGTGACCCGAAGCGGGAGGTCGGTCACCGTCGTCCCGTCCGGAAAGACCCAGGAGAATCGGCAGGCGTCCCCCCTCCTCCAGTCCCAGGCCGTCCGGTCGACGATGAGCGACCCGATCCGGAGGGGTCGGTTCACCGCCCGGAGGTCCCGGTGCGCGATGTCCGAGGCCTGCGCGGCGACCCGGACGCCCGGGTACCGGCGCTCGACCGTCTCGAAGCGCCCCTGGAGGTTGTAGTTCGCGAGGTCCGGCGCGTTCGTCGAGGTCGCCTTCCAGTTGCGGGCCGTCTCGTCGTAGACCTCGAACCGAACGACGCACTGGTTCTTCACGTCCTCGAAGAGGGGCTTCCGCCACTCCTCTACCCGGAGGACGTTCGTCTCGTCGAGGAGGGGGAGGCTCGGGATCGAGTAGCCCCCGCGGATCAGCGTAGCCTCCCAGCGGGACGTAGCCGGGTTATAGTCGACGACCCCGTCGATCTGCCTCTCTAGCGCCCGCCAGGCCTCCTCTAGGTTCGTCTCCGAGTCGATCTTCCCGTTGTAGCCGTTCCCCTCGCCTAGGAGGGTCGTCCCCGCCGCGACGAAGCTCGCGACGTCGATCGAGGCCGACGGGTCCCCGACCCCGATCTCCCCGTCCGTGATCCACTCGTAGAAGACCTCCATGGGGTTCGCCCCGATGGGCCCGTTAGCCGTGGAGGGGACCTTATGGCCGGTGGAGGGAATCGAGAGGTTATTCGGCCACCGGGCGACCTCGAAGCTCCACGGCTTCGGCTGCGGGGAGGTCCCGTAGAAGCCGTACCGGTAGAACCGGCTCCGGCTCGCCGTCCGGCGCCAAATACCGATCTCGTGGTCGACTCCGTTGATGTCCGTGTACGGCTCCGTCTCCCCGTTCGGGGGGAGGCCCCGCTTCCCGGCGCTCGGTCCTCGCCAGACGACGTAGGCGTTCCCCCGGTAGGCGGGGGTGGAGTCGGTTCCGCCCTGCTGCGTAAGGAGGTAGGCGTCGACGGCCTGGTTCCGAGCCCCGCCGTAGAAGTCGAGGTACCCGACGACCCCCCCGCCCTCTCCCGGGCCGCAGCCCCCGAAGAGGAACGGCTCGAAGACCTCGACCGTCGTCTTCGAGGCCCCCGAGCTTACGGCCCCCGCGTCCCAGGCGATCTGGTCCCCGACCCAGAACTTCCGAAGCTCGTCGACCTCCCCCCGGCACAGCGCCATCTGCATTCCGACCGCGTACATTTGGTTCACGCGAACGTCCGCGGCGAGGGCCTTGTGCTCCCACACCTCGTCGAGTCGGAGGTCCCCCCACCAAACGACGTTCGGGGACGAGAGCTTCACCGTCCCCGCGACCCAGGGGACCTTCCGGTCCTCCGTCGCCGTCGGGAAGTTAAGCTCGTCCACCCCCGGAGGCCTTACCTCCTCGGTCCTCGGGCGCGTCGCTCGCGAGACGAGGAGGGACCCCACGAAGAGGGCGAACTGCGCCCACATCAGCGCACCCCCGTCTCGAAGGGGTTCTTCGGGGAGATATGCGGCCAGTTTCCGTAGTTTAGGACGTGGCCCTGAATCCGCTTACAGTCCGCGAGGGTCCGCCGGCAGCCCGTCGTGACCTCGACGGACTCCCCCGTCGGGTTCACGTCGAACGGGAACATCAGCGTGAGCGAGTCCGTCGCCGCGTGGAGGCGAACCGTCCGGCGTTCCCCGGTCGAGACGACGACGACCTCCCCCGGCTGCGCCCAGCCGACTCCCTTCAAGGCGTCCAGGCCCGTGACGACGACGATGTCCCCGGAGACCGAGGCGATCGTCCCCGTGAAGAGGTTCGCTCCGGTCCGGGAGGCCTGGCAGTTCAGGTCGAATAGTTGATTCTCGCACTGCGCCGAGTAGCTCGCCTTCGGGATACGCCGGAGGAACCGGCCCTCGTACGGGAGACAGACGAACTTCGCCGCGAGACCCCGGTTCAGCAGGACGAGGTTCCGGACCATCCCGGAGAAGACGAACTTCGGATCGTTGAGGTCGCTCCGGTGGACCTTCTGGATCAGGACGAGGACCCGGCTCGTGGGGTTCTTCGAGTGAATCTCCCCGACGAGTTCGTGGCGCGCGAGCATCAGGACGTCGAGGGTCTTCGTCCGGGCCTCCGTCGAGGAGGCGGGCTCCGAGTGGGCGATCTGCCAGTTGTCGAAGACGAAGCCCCCCGCCGTGAGGTCGCTCTCCGTCGAGTTGAAGCGGTAGACGTCCGATCCGATCGTGAACGTGTAGAGGTGGGCGGGGCGCCCCCCCTGCTGGCTCTCCTCGTACGTCGCAAACCCGCTCACTCGACCACCGTCCTAACCGGGGCCGGGATCGTCGCCCGGCCCGGGATCCCGTGCTGAATCTCAATCCGGTTCGACCCGAGCCGGACCTCCTCCAGGAACTCGACCCGGGCGATATCCTCCACCGCGACGTTCTCGCCCCAGTTCGAGTCTACCGTAAGTTGCTCGATCGTCGAAGAGACGACCGACGAGTTCGTCACCCGCCGGACGATCGTCGTCCCGTCGCTCTTCACGACCCGGATCCAGTCTGCGGGGTGCCTCTGGGCCACGTAGTCCGTGTACCCCGTGTTCGCGACGTCCATCGTCGCCGCTCCGCTCGCGAGGTCGTCGACCGGCGTGAGGTCCTCGTCGAACGTCGGGAGGTAGAAGGTCCCCTGCTCCCCGCGGAGAGCGTAGAGGAGGCCCCGTACCCGACGGGTCTCCGCGGGACTCTTTGTGACCCACCGCTTCCAGGACGACCGGAACGAAAACGCCTGGGAGGAGGCCTGGTAGACCCGGCCGAGGCCGTTGTCGATCACGGTCACGAGACGGTCGAAGCTCTCCGGAACCGAGCCCCGGACGAAGTTGTAGTCGTCGACGAGGGGCCGCCCGTCGACCGTCGACCACCAGTTCGTAAGGGCGAGGTCGGCCTCGTTGTCGGCCACGACGAACGAGAGGGAGTAGTCCGCGAGCCCCCGGTTCCGGCGCCACGAGTTCTCGACGAGGTTCGCCGTTCGCAGCGGCATCACCCGCGTCCCCACGGCCCAGGAGCCGACGAGGCCCGAGTTGATCTGGAGCGAGGTCGGCCGAACCTCGTCGACCAGCACCGTCTCGTACGTCGTCTCGCTCGTCCAGAGGATCGCCGAGCCCCCCGCGCGGAAGTCCGAGTTGATCGTCTCCTCGACGAGGAGAGCCGTGTCGCTCGGAGCTGCAGCGACCCGGAGCCGGACGCTCTCCGTCGGGACCATCAGCCCCCAAGCGAGGGTCTGCCGGTCGAAGAGGAGCCGGTCGAGCCGCTGCTTCTCGGTCCCGATAGCCCGAAGGACCCGGAGGTGGAAGAACTGCCGGGGGAAGTCCCGGTAGGCGATCCGCTGCTCCGAGCCGTCCTCGTGTTCAAGGACCTCCGTGTGCCACTCTAGGAACTCCCGGATCCCGTGCTCGGGCATGAAGGGGAAGACGAGGACCCGCGTGAAGGAGATCGCCTGACGAAGCTCGGGCTGCCCCGTGAAGGTATAGTCCAGCGTCGAGTCCACCGTCCCCGGCCCCTCTAGCGTGATCCGATACGTGTAGAGGTCCCCGTGGAGGGGGGCGAACGTGTCCGGGAGCGACAGCGAGAGAAGCTCCGTGCCCGTCCCGGGGTTGTTCTGGAACCCGGTCCACGAGCGCGAGGCGTAGCGGTCCGCGTTGAAGAGGTCGACCTCGACGTCCGTCGTCGAGAGGAGGTTCCCGAGCGCGATCTTCCGGGGAAGGACGTGGAACTTCTCCCACCAATCGTCCCCGATCGCTCCGAGGACGACCCCGGGGGAGGCCTCGGAGACCGGAGTAGCCGCGACGGCCGTCGACGGTCCCGAGATACCGTCCCCGAGGGCGAGGACGAGCCCCCCCGGCTCCCAGCCCCCGCTCGCGACCCACTGGTCATCGTTCGCCGCGTAGGCGTTCGCGGACGTTCCCTGGAGGAGGAGGGGAGAGGTGATCTGGGCGGTGAGGTCCCCGTAGAGGACGCCCGGGTGCGCGGCCATCGGTCTACGTCTTCCGGTAGGCGATGCCCATATTCCAGCTCTCCTCGGAGTCTGACGTGAGGTACTGCTTCCGAGCCGCCGGGAAGATCATCCAGTCCTCGCTCCCGACCGTGATAACGTCTCCGGCCTGGAAGTTCTTCATGTTTAGGAGCCGGACGTCGGGCTGGACCCCGAGGTGGAACCACCGGGGCGTCCCCGGCGTCGTGTTCCGATAGAAGACGTGGTTCGGGACCATCGGGACGATCCCCGTGAGGTTCGACGGGGCGAAGGCCGCGAAGGTCGAGAGGTACGGCCCCGTCCTAGTCCCCCCGAACAGCGAGACCCGGCCGTTCGCCGCCGAGTCCGTCCCGGGCGAGGCGATGTTCCCGCAGACCCCCCACTTACACCCCGAGGGAGCGTCCTGGAGGCCCTCGACGTGGATCGTCGCCGCCCGCGAGGCATTCGACGCCGACGAGTCGAGGAGGATCGAGTGGGCCCCGAGGGGGGTGTCGATCGAGGAGGTCCCCTGGTCCCAGTAGCCTCCGTAGGCGTACTCCCCTCCCGTCCAGTCCGCCCCGCCCTTCACTAGCTCCCCGAACCCGAAGTGCCGGTAGAGCCCGGAGGCGTACTCGACGACGCAGTGGATATACCGCTCGGCGGAGGCGTCGATGTGGAAGAAGTGGTACGTCCGGGTGCCCGAGTCCCCGATCCCGTTCACCCGCCGGTCGTTCGACGTGAGGCCCCCGTTACCGGAGTCGTCGGTGTTCCCCCCGGGCGCCGCGGAGGCGTACCCGAGGTGCTGGTGGATCCCGATGTCCGAGCCGTTCCACTCGAAGTCGACCCCGATCGTCCCCCCCGTCACGGACCCCGTGATCGAGAGGCTCATCTCGTCGTTCACCGTGTCGAGGTCGTCCTCGGCCCAAGGCGTCGAGAGGGCCTGGGCGTAGGCGGAGAGGGACGACATGAGGGAGTCCTGCGTCGTCCACGTAGAGGAGGAGTAGGCCACGCTCTCACGCCTCCTTCAGCGCGAAGTAGTTCCACTCGCCCGTCTTCGAGCCCCCGGGGAAGACGTGGTACGTGTCCCCCCCGACCGTGATCGTATCCTCGGCGGAGAGCCCCCCGTCCGTTTGCCCAGCCGACGCCGAGACCCAGAATACCCCGTCCAGCTCCCCCGCGAGGAGCGACTCGTTCGCGTCCGGCTTCACGACGACCGTCGCCGGGAAGAGCTTCACGAGGTCTCCGCCCGAGTCGTCCGTCTTATAGAGCTTCGCGGTCTGGGCCCCGGGGACGTTCTGCTGCGGGATCACCTCGTCGAAGTCGAACGTGTTATTGAACCACCGGTCGGCCTCGTCCGGGAGGGTCGTGGTGTTGATAATCGGGCGCCCCGCGGGCCAGCAGACGTCGGTGTGGATAGCCGTCCGGGTAGACCCCGCGACGTTCAGCGAGGCGTTCTGGATCGGGCGCCAGGAGCCCCCCGGGAGGCGAAGCATCATCGGCCCGTTCGCCGCGCCGGAGGCCGTAATTCTCTGGGGGTCGACGATCGAGGAGATCCCGTAGTGAGTCTGCCCCGCGGCGAAGTCGAACTGGCTCATCGAGCCCGCGACGAGGAGCGGATAGTTATACTCCCCGGAGGTCGCGTACGGGTTGATCCAGCCGAGGTAGAAGGAGTAGTAGGCCGTCCCGATCTTCAGCACCCCGTAGATCCTCCGGCTCGTCGCGCTCGCCCACCAGGTGATCGTCCCGGACGACCCCGGGAGGTAGCACCCGTACTGGAGGGCCGCCGAGGCCCCGTCGAAGCGCCCCGGGGAGATCCCCGGCTGCTCGTCCCACGCCCCCCCCGAGTCGTAGCCGGTGAGGCCCGCGAGTTCGAGGTTGTAGACGTCGGCCGAGGAGTCGTAGAAGGTCCGGATCCCCACGTAGATCGCGTCGGAGCCCCCGCCGCTCCCGTGTGCGATCCAGTCGTCGTTGTTCGCGTCGATCACTCCCGTCGCGTACCGGTCCCGGGTCCAGCCGTTCGCCTCCGCGAGCGTAAGGAGATCCGAGAGAAAGTCCTGCCAGTCCGTCGACGTCGTCCCCGAGGTCCCTCCCGTCCACGCCATAGCCGCCCTACCCCTCCATCGAGAGGATCCCCCGGGCCGTCCGGGAGTTCCGCGAGAGAAGGTTCAAGAAGGCCTCGTCGTTGTCGCCCGAGTCGATCTCCCGGCGGGCCTCGCGGGGGTCCGTGAGGTTCACGACCTTCAGCGAGACGCGACCGCCCCCGAAGGCTTGGTCGTTCGGGACCACGGTGCCGGCGGTGTTCGGCCGGAATAGCTCCGGGCCGTTCTCCCCGACGATCGCCGTCTGCCCCGCGCGGAGGGGGCCGCCCCCCTGCCTCGTGACGGGCGCCCCCGGGAGCGAGACCGGGAGGCCGAGCCGCGAGAGCCCCTTCAGGAGGTAGAGCTGGAGGATCATGTCGGCGATCTGCTGCGTAACCCGCGAAATCCCAGCGCCGAGGTCCTGGAAGAGTTCCGTGAGGCCCCGGCCCGAGACGACCGCGTTCGTGAACTCGCTCGCGAGGACTCCGACCGACCCGACAGCGAGGTTGTCGACGATCTTCGCCGCCGACCCCACCTCCTCCTCTAGCTGGACGATCGCCCCCCCGAGGCGGGTATACTCCTCCGTCTGGTTCCGCAGCTCCTCGTTCTGGCGGATCAGCGTCTCGATCCGCTCCTGCTCTCCGGGGAGAAGCTCGATACCGGCCGCCCGGAGGCCGTCGATCGTCTCGAAGAGCCGGGACTGGACCGCGGCCTCCCCGCTCGTGAGGCCGAGGAGGTACCGCTCCCGGTCCAGCTGGACGTTTACCTCCGCGAGCGCCGCGGCCTGCTGCGCGTAGACGTTCCCGACGCCCCCGGGAGCCGCCTCGACCCCGAAGTCGACCTGGCCCGCGACGGGATCGCCCCCGCCCGCGAACCCGCTCCCGCCCCCGACCAGCTCGTTTAGGAGATCCGACCGAGTGGACTTAAACTTCGCGAGCGCCTCGATAACCTGGTCGAGGAACTCGCTCTGGGTCGTCTTCTGGATCACCCGCTCGACCGCGGCCTCGCCTCCGCCGAGGGACTTCACGAGCCCGACCCGGAACGCCGTCCCGAGATCCTCCCCCTCCCGGAGGGCCTGGTAGCTCGGGCCGACCCCCGTGCGGAGGTACTCGAACGGCTGGAGGTACCCCGGGATCTTATTGGGGTCCTGACGGCTCTCCCGGACCGCCGCCTTCGCGTCCTTCTGCGAGTTCTTCAGCTGGAGGAAGGCGTCGATCGCCGTCGCCGTCGAGAGGACTAGCTCGTCGAGGGACTCCGCGATCGTCAGGATGAACTTCGCGAGCGACTGCGAGGCCTGCGTACCCCGGTCAAAGACCCCGAAGAGCTGGAGAAAGTTGTTCCGGAGGACCGTCGTGGCCTGCGAGACCGTCGGGATCGTCTTCGCGAACTTCTCGTCGAGGGAGTCGCCCGCCTCCTCGAAGGCCTCGATGATGTCCCGAGACGTGATCAGCCCCTGCTCTCCGAGCTTCCGGAGCCCCGCGCGGTCCGTCTCGAAGTGGTCCGCGAGGACGTCCGCGACCGCCGGAAGCTGCTCCAGTACGGACCGAAGCTCGTCGCCCCGGAGGGTGCCGGACGCGAGGCCCTGCGCGAACTGGATGAGACCGGCCTGGGCCTCCGTCCCGGACGCTCCGGAGATCACGATGGCCTGCGAGACGGACTTCGTGAGGTCGAGGACCTGCTGGTGCGTGACGTTTAGGTTCTTCCCGGCGAGCGCGACCCGGTTGTAGAGTTCCGCGGTCGCCTCGTACGACTGCCGGGTCTCGTTCGCGGTCCGGAAGAGGGCCCCGTTCACCGCCTCCAGCTGCTCCGTCGACGTCGTGACGATCCGGAGCCGGTTCTGGACGTTCTGGAGGGTGTCCGCGTACCGGATAAGCTGGGCGACCCCGAGGGAGAGCCCGGCGAAGGCGAAGGCCGCCCCGATCGAGCGCCGGACCCGATCCGCCGCGACGTCGACCGTCTTCAGCGCCCGCTTCGTCCGCCTCGTCCCGCGGACCGCGTGGGACGGGTCGATCCGGACGTTGATATTGAAGTCAGGCACCGCCCCGCTCCCCTCTAAGCCACTCCTGATAGACCTCTTCGAGGCCCCTCATGATTAGCTCGAACGCCCGAACGTTATCCCCGCGGAGCCCCCTCCGTCTAGCGTACCGTCGAGGCTCGTCGTAGGGAATCTCTCCGACCCCTCCGAACCCGACCGGCCTCTTCGTCCCCAGGTCCCAGAAGCCCTCCAAATAGACCTCGTCGAAGGGTCCTATATCGGGCGCCCCCTCCCTAGCCCAGTCGGGGAGCGGGCGCCCCTTCGCGACGGCGGCCTCTATCGACCAGTGGGCCTTCGCCCACTCTAGCTCGAATATCAGCCGCCGGGCGAGTTTCCCACCTGGTCCTCGACGTCGACCGCCCCCGCGAAGTTGAAGGGGTTCTGGCAGAAGGCCCGGAGGTCGTCGAAGACCCAGTCCGGGAGCGCCTCGATGAATCCGACCGCGGCCTCCGCCGAGAACGGGACGTCGACGAGGTGGACCTTACCCGTCCCCTCGTCGACGACCCTCGCGGTAACGCCCCGCTCCCACCCCCGAACGATGTGGTGCGGGTAGAGCTTCCGGTCGTCGTCCCGGTCCGCCTTCACCATCGCCGGGGTCACCTTCCGGCGAGCGCGAGAGGCCTGGTTAGCCCGCTGACGGGAGAGGACCGCGTTGAAGTACGTCCGATTCGACTCCAGCGCCGGGCCGACGATGAGGCGCGGCGCCGGGTCGAGCTGGTCCATCACGTAGACGGCCGTCGCGGACGTCGCGACCTCCGCCGAGACGAGGTGCGAGAAGTCGTGCTGCTTCGGGGAGTCCGACATCTCTGTGCTGCTCCTTTCCTTACGAGGTGGGGAGGTACGGGAAGAGCGAGACCCCGATGCTCGTCCCGAGGACGGGGTCCTCGAACGAGTCGAACTTCACCTGGATCCGGACCGACTCGTTCACCGGGAACTCCTTACCCCCTCCGTCCAGGGTACCCGAGGGGAGATCGACGTGGATAGCCCCGTTCTCGTTCCGGAGCGTAAAGTCGAGCTGGACCGTGGTGTTGTTCCGGATCCGAGCCGGGACCACCGGGTCCGAGAAGAGGAGCGTCGCGTCGAGCGAGACCTCCAGGTTCCCGTAGTTCATGTACTTCGGGCCGAGGTTATCGAGGACCTTCTCCCCCTCGACGTTGTTCAGGAGCGTGAGCGTAGCCTCCTTGAAGTCGGTCGTGAGGCCCGTCTCGTCGACGTCCTGGACCCGAAGCCGCATGAAGTCCGCGGCGGTGTTGAAGGCCGCCCGCTTCTTCGGGCTCGCCGCCGCCGAGGCCCCCGCGCGGCGAGTCGTCGTCGGAACGGCCGTGTCCATCCCCTTGAACCCGACCGTAAGCTCCGCCTTCGACGCGAGCGGGAGGGCGAACTGGAGGGCGTCGCAGTAGTTCCCCGTCGGGTACTCGTACGCCGTCGCGCCGCCCGCCCCGAGGTTCGGGAACGAACCCTCGAAGACGAAGCTCTGCTCCAGGAAGTCCGCGTCGTCCACAGCGACGTTCCGGACGAAGCGTCCGTAGAGGATGTCGATGGACTTCCCGGTCCCCGCGTCGAGGACGAGGGTCGAGTTCGCCCGGTCGAGGACGAGGGTGTCGTTCGTCGTCGACGTCGTCTCCATCGCCACGACCCGAACGACCCCGAAGTTGGCCGCGGCGGTGAACCGGTTCGCGGTCTCGGGGCCCCCGAGGTGGATCGACTGCCCGACCTGGATCTCCGTGTCGGTCGCGAAGTTCAGCGAGGCCGAGAGGAGCTTTCCGTCGGCCGTAATCGAGAGGTCCCCGGAGTCCCCCCGGAAGCCGCACTTCTCGATCACGAAGGTGGCCGGGAGCGTCTCCGCCACGAGCGTCGTCGTGACCGGGATGTCGGTCGCGGAGGGCGTCCCGTTCACGACGTGGAAGCCGTTGTTAGCGGAGTTCACCGCGTTCTGCGTGTAGATCAGGTCCGCCGGAGACGCCGAGAGCGTAACCCCGATGTCGGCGACGGTGAAGGAGTCCGTGTCGCAGGCCGAGGCCGTGAAGACCGGAGCCCCCCCGAGGGAGGCGAAGCAGAAGCCCTCGATCCAGTCCTCGAAGGAGGACATCGTAAGGTCCACCGGGATCTCGACGCCCGAGTCGAGATCGGTCGTGGCACCCTTCTGGCGCTGCCGGTTCTTCGAGATCGGGTTGCGGGGAGTCTTCGAGATGGTCGAGCCCCACTGGTTGATGTCGTTCGACTCGACCTCGTACCAGGAGATATCCGCCCCGTCCTCCAGCGTCGCCGCGCCCCACGAGCCGTTCGTCAGCGTCTCCGTCGTCGCGATCGAGTTCCCCGCGGTCCCCCCGGAGAGGGCCGTCACGACGAGCGTCGTCGCGCCCGCGACCGCGGAGACCTGCGTGTTCGCGGTCATCGCCACCGCGTACGCCGTCCCCGGTCCCGCCCCGAGGTTGATCGCCGCCGCGAGGTTCGAGATCGAGTCCGCGGTCGAGGCCCCGATAGCGACGTGACCGTCCGTGTTCGAGAGGCTCGTGTCGAAGGTGTAGGTCTTCGAGCCGATCACGACGGTCTCGGTATCGAGGGGCTGCCCGGTAAACGTGAGCGTCCCCGTCGCCGCCGCCCCCTCCGAGATCCCCGGGGAGGTCTCTCGGGCGTAGATCACACCGATATTGTTGGTTAGAACCCGTCCCATGGCGCCCTCCCCCTACCTTACCTCAGAGTAGTCGAAGTAGGCCGAAGCCCGCACTCCGTATCGCCCGTCCCCGTCCGGCCCCGTCTCGCGGACCGGGACCTCCCCGTAGAAGCGCAGCCCGTCGAACGACACCCCCTCGAAGAGGGCGCGAAACGCCCGAGCGTCCTCGTCGACCCAGGCCGTCCCCGTGTTCTCGTCGTTGAAGAACTCGGCCTCGACCCTAGCCTCTCGAACGTACCGCCGATTCCCCGGTGCGCCCAGGGTCTCGGGCGCCGAGTCGAGGTTCCGGACCTTAAACCGAGCCCACCGGCCCGCGGGCGGATCGAACGCCTCGTTGTCGAGGGTAAAGACCCCCGTCCAGTTATCGACGATCCGCTTCGTACAACTCTCGCGCGCCTCGTTCTCGGTAGGCACCGCCTAGCTCCCCGTGTCGAGGGCCTGGACCCCCCGCCGGATCGCGTCCTCGACGAACGGATACCGAGCGTCGACGATAGGACCGTAGGGGACGTTGTTCGTGATGTAGACCGATCCCTGCTCCAGCGACGAGTACCCCCCCGCGGCGAGGCGGGCCTGGCCCGCGGCCTGCTGAGCCCCGGAGACTCTCTCCGGGACCCCGTCGAGTCCGACGTAGGGGACCCCGATATTCGGGACGAAGTTAGCCCGGAGCCAGCCCGTATCGACCCTACAGTCCTCGATCAGGGCGTGGGTTATCTCCAGCGTTAACAGCGTTACGACGTGCGCCGCCGCTCGATCGAGGCCGAGGACGATCCCCCGGATCTGGCGATCTCCGTCCGCCGACATCGCGCTACCCCCTCGCCTCGTCCTCGTCCCCTGCCTCTTCCTCCGGCGGAGAAGTCTCTCCCGGCTCGGACGCGAGGCTCGTCTGCTCGTCGAAGCAGGCCGCCGTCTCCTCCGCCTTCACGAGACCCTGGACCTTCGTCTTCTCGCCCGTCGGACTCGTCACCTCGTACCAGCCCCCGCCGAGGGAGGCCACCCGAGGGTTCCGCTTCCGGATGGACCCGTCCGCGGGAGCGTCGGGCTGCGGGACGACCTTCAGGATCCCCCTCGACGGAAGCTCCCAGTCCCGAAGCTCGATGTACTCCGCCTCCCAGAGGCGCCGGAGCTTCGCCGCGCCGACGAGGGAGGCCTTATCGACCGGGTCCCCCGGACTCGCGAAGATTGGCTTCCGCTTCCCCTTCGGCCCGTCCGTGTGGGAGACCTGGAGGCGTCGCCGCCAGACGAACTCCGCGCTAGGGTCGAACCGCTGCCGGCGGTCCCGGAACTTCGTGATGGGCCGAGAGACCGGCCCGAGCGTAGTCGTCATGGAGACTCCTCTTCCCTTCGCCCGCGGGAGGCGGCGAAGCCCCCGTCGAGGGGCCCCGCCTTCCCGCACGCACCGGTTCCCGTCCTACGTGAGGACGTCGTTGAGGAAGTAACCGAGATCAGCCGCGATCAGCTTCTGGGCGAAGGCCTGCTCGATCTCGACCCGATCGGACGCCTCCGGCTCCGTCCGGAACCGCTTGATCCGGATCCCGTTCGGCGAGGCCCCCAGGTAGCCCGTCCAGGAGAACGTGTAGCCCCCCGTCGGGGTCATGAGGCCCGGGTTCGGAGCCGCGTAGACCACGAGACAACCGTCCGAGCCCCCGATGAACGAGTGGGAGGCCGTGGCCCCCTTATTCGCGGTGTTCTTGATCGCGTCCATCACGAGGACCTCGTCGACCTCGAAGATCGCCGCCAGCTGCTCCCGGTTCGTCTTCGCCGGGCCGGAGGTCTGGCCCCGGTCGAGGCGACCGATGATGTCGGCGTGATCGACGAGGACGTCGAAGACGTTCCGCGTCACGACGACCTTGTTCGGCATGAAGCCGGTCGACTGGAGGACCGTCCGCTTCGCCGTCCGGACGTTCCCGATCGGATCCGAGCCCGAGGCCGCGTCCCACTTCGTCCCCGGCGCCGAGTCGGTCGTCCACTTCGACGTCGTGAAGAAGTTCGAGACCCAGCTCGCCTCGCGCCGGATCAGCGCCTTGTGCGTGAGGAACTCCGTCGTCTCCCGATCCGGCGCGAGCGGGGAGTCGACGTTGGCCCGGATCTGGTCCGGGATATTCTTGTGGAGCGCCCACACGTCGCAGAAGTACGTCGGGGTGGAGTCGATCTCGTACGTCCCCCCCGCGCTCTCCGCGCCCGGCGCCCGCTTCTGCATGTCGTCCCGGTTGAACTCCCCGCGGTCGATCGTGAAGTACCGGTCGGACTGCTTCGTGACGGGGACGTTCGGAAAGACCCGATCCGCCACGAAGTTACTCGCGCTCTGGAGGAACGCGATAGAGATGTTCGTAAGGGGGCGATTGACGTGGACGTCGCCCCGGGTCGGCTGCACGAACGGCATGGCTCCTTCTCCTCCCTCTTCCCCACCCGGCGCCCCTAGAAGGCCCGGCGTCTCGGTGGACCGACCCTCCCCGTGAGGGTCGGTCCGTTCACCTTCCCCGGCGGTCTCCTACGAGCCCGCGTCGATATCGCAGAGGTAGAACTGCATCGGAACGACGTCGTCGTCCACGCCCCCCGTGAGGAGGACGCCCCAGGCCCGATCGCCCGCGGTCGACCCGTGCGCGATCGCCTTACCCGCCGCGGACGTCGCGACGACCGCCCCCTGCGAGAGCGTCGCGCCGAGCTTGATCATGGCGATTCCGCCGTCCGGAACGACCAGCGGGAAGGCGTTCCCGGCGGTCGAGACCGCCTCGCCGATGATTCCCGCGACGAGACCCTGAGCGGTGAGGTTCGTCCCCCCGCTCGTGATCTGGCCCGAGGACCACGCCCCGAAGTGGTACTGGAGGCTGGACAGATCGACCGCGGCCTGGGCGGTGATCGACCGGCACGAAACGTAGTACGACATGACTCTCTTCCTCCTCTCGGGCCGGGATCCCCCGACCTCCCCTTCGTCTCTCCGCCCCCCGGCGAACTACCGGGCCGGGCCCAGATCCTCGGAGAGGCGGTTCCCCTCCGGCGTGTCGAGCACCCGCGAGTACGCCTGCTCGTAGGAGAGGTCGGGGTGCTTCTCCTGGTAGGACTTCGCGAGCTTCTCCAGCCCCGCCTCTGCCGTCGTCTCCTCCGGCGTCGTCCTCGTCCCGAGGGACTTGAAGACCCGCGCCTGCGCGAGGTCCCCGGCCTTCACGGCCGCGAGCGCCGCGTCCCGCGCGGCCTCGTCCGGGATCGCGTCGATGGCCTTCAGGAGGGCCGCCCGCTGCTCCGTCGTCCCCGGGAGATGGCCCAACACCTCGTCGGCCCGCTTGTGGAGTTCGACCAGGACCGCGTCGTCGGTCATCTTCGCGATCCTCCGGTCCTGGTCGTCGAGGCGCCGCGCCTGCGCCGCGAGGCGCGGGTCGTCGACCTTCCGGAAGACCGTCCCGTCCGCGGACTTGTAGACGACCTCCTCGCCGTCGACCCCGTCGCGCGCCGCCTTCATCGCCGCACTCCGGTCCTCCGCGCTCTTCGCGAGGAAGCCCGGGCGGTCCTCGACCTTCAGCGACGAGTAGAACGTCCTCTCCAGCTTCTGCTCGGTCGTCAACTTCTCCGTCGTCTCCGGCATGGGATCTCCCTCCGTGTTGCCGGCCTCTTCCACAGCCCCCTTCGCGAGGGGGGCCCCTCCACCGTCCTGCCCCTCGCCCGCGGCCTTCGAGAGCGTCGCGAGATCGTGCGTGTGCCCGTTCGCCTCCCCGATCACCAGTCGCCCGTCGGTCGAGAGGACCCACGGGTGGGAGTGGCCGTGCTCGTCGCCCTCGCTCATCTTCGAGTGGGACGTCGTCCCGGACGTCGCCGGGCCGTCTCCTCGTTCGAGGTAGACGAGGTGCGCGTGCCCCTCGACCGAGGTCGTAAGGGCCACCATCTTCTCGACCCCGTCCTCCGGGTCGAGCCGCTTCGAGAGGACGCCCCCCTCGAAGGTCTTCGCGACGTACTGCCGGTTCGCGGCCGCCGCGCGCTGCTTCTCGTCGGGGAACTCCGATCGAGCCCCCGCGTCCGCCATGAAGCGGGCCACGAAGTCCTTCCGAGCCTCCCCCTTCTTCGGGCCCATCAGCTTCTTCCCGACGGGCTCCTCGTCGTCCGCCCGCTTCATGAGCCGGACGTAGGCGGGCTCCTGGGCCCCGCGGGGGACGGCGCTGATGGCGGCGATCCGGAGCTTCCGGAGGCGGTGCCTCTTCCTCCCCTCCGCGCTCTTCTTCAGTCCCTCGACCCAGCTCACGACGCTACCTCCTCCCGGATCGCTCCGCCCCCGATCGAGAACCCCGTGTACTCCCCGGACTGGAACTTCCGGAGGACCTCGGGGTCGCTCGGGCGCATCGCGATCATGAGCCCGTTCACGGGGGTCTCGATATCGAAGGCCTTCGCGACCTCCGCCGTGAGCGGGAACGCGAAGACCACGGAGCCCTTGTCCTTGTAGTCGTGCTTCTCGTCCGCGAGTCGGGAGTTCTCCATGAAGTCGACCCCCGCCCTCAGGATCTCGTCGTCGGAGGCGTGGTCCCCCTGGAGGTCGTAGTAGTCCTCGCCGCCGATCTTTGAGACGATCGCGTAGCCCATCACGAGCCCGAGCCTCTCGTCGACCTTCCGGACCGGCACGTAGCTCGCGACGCTCTCCGTCCCCGCCTCCTCCTTCAGGACCGTCCCCTTCGGAGCGGGTCCGAGAACCTTCTCGGTCTCGGCCTTCGCCTCCTCGACGGAGAGGCCCGCGTCACGGTAGTTCTGGTAGAGCTTGATCCAGGGACTCCCCGCCCTCGCCTTCTCGACCTCCACGAGCCTCGCCTCCTCTCGCCGTCGCGCGCGACGGCTCTGCCTCTTTCGCCGGAGTCGCTCCCGCCGCGACACCTATCCCCTACCAGCCGCGCCCGCCGCGGGTGAGGTCGTACTCCTCGAAGATCGAGACCCGGAGCGCGGAGCCCTGGATATCGTCGAGGAGGAGCCGGTAGTAGGGCCAACTCCGGTAGGTGTCCGGGACGTCGAGCGTATCCGCCGCGGCGGAGTCGACCGTGTCCGTAAAGGCCGTGAACCACAGCGTATCCGCCGCCGGAATCGAGTGGGGACAGAACTGGATCGTCACCTTGCACGAGTCCGTCGCCCCGACCGCGAGCCGGAGGCCCCCGTCGACGTTCGTCGGGAGCTGCTTTACGAAGACCTCCTGGGTCGTCCCGAGGGAGTCCGGATTCGCCGACCCCCCGATCGAGGTCGCGCTTCGGTCGAGCTTCAGGTGGTTCACCGTCTGGGCCCCGACGACCCCGACGAGAAGAACGAAGAGCGCGAGCGCCCCCCCGAGACTCATCAGTTTCCGCTCCATCACGCAGCCCTCCTTAGGCGTCGTCTTCGCACCCGGACACTTACCGCACACCGACACTTAACCGTCTCGGACCCCGACGCCTCCTCGTCCCCCGGCCACCGGATAAGGTTCCCGTTACCCGAGAGGAACGGCTCGTCGTCCGCCCGCTCCTGCCCCGCGAGGTACGAGTGGGAGGACCGGACCCGCTCGTCGTGAGCCGTGTGCCAGGTCCGGACCACCTCGCGCTCGTTTAGGATCCCCGAGTCGTACGCCTGCCGGAACATCTCCGCGTTTCCCTCGTGAACCGAGCGGAGCGCCTCTGACCGCGCGATCGTCTCCGCCCGGTAGGCGAGGTACCGCTCTCGATACCGCCCCACCATACGCTCGACCTGCTCCGGAGGCAACGCCGTTTTCGTCTTGATCGCCCGCCGGAGGGTCCCGTCGAAGCGGCGGTCCCTCAACTGGCGAGAGAGCGCGGCGGAGCTTCGCTGCTCTAGGAGGCGCCGGTAGTTCGCGACCGCCGCGTTCTGGCGCTGGGTCAATCCGATCGAGTCCCGGAACTCCCGCGCCATGACCCTCGGGTTTACCCCCCGGCGAGCCCCGTCGACGAGCGCCTCTCGGACGGAGGACCGGGCCTCGTCCGTGAACTCCCGGATGAAGCGGAGGCGCGCCGCGCGCATCTTATCGACCGCGCGCGGGTTGATCGCGTCGAAGTCGACGACGACCCCGAGCCCCTCGCCCAGGAAGCGGGCCACGTCCTCCCCCGCGCGGACGAAGTGGAGCGCGGGCCGGTTCGAGAGGCGGGTCACGACCCGCTCCGAGACGTAGTAGGCGAGGGCGTCCTCGATCCGGCCCTCCCCGATCGCGGTGACGACCTCCGGCGGGGGCTCCTCCCGGAGCGTCTCTCGGTACCAAGTCAAGAAGAAGCGGAGGAGGTCGCCCTCGGCGAGGGCGAGGACCCTCCGCATGCGGTCGACCGCGTACCAGATCGACTCCGGCCCCTCGGTCGCCTTCTCGATCCGCTCCTCGACCGCCTCGCGCGCCGTCCTCATCCCACCTCGCACTCCCATAGGGCGTCGGCCGGGTCCGTCCGGACTCGGTTTACGATATACGTCGCTCCCTCGAAGACGACCTTGTCGTTCGGTCGGGGCTCGACCCCCGAGGGGAGCGAGGCCCCGAGGATCGCGACGACCGAGACGAGGTCCGAGGTCGTCGAGCCCGGGTCCTTCCTCCGCCGGGAGGTCTTGAACCCCCGGCAAGAGTAGGTCGTCGACGACGGGTTCGTCCCCGCGGTAAGGGCCCCGGTCGTCCGCGTCCCGGGCGTGACCCGCACCAGGCTCATCGCCACCACGTTCCCCGCGGAGCGGATCCCGTCGTAGACCTCCCGAGCGATGTCGATGCCGAAGAGCTTGCGACCCACTACGGTAGCCCCTCCCCGGTGAATCCGTAGGCGCCGGAGGAGAAGCTCGACTCGACCCCCGCCCCCGTCACGACGATCCCGAGGTCCCCGGCCGCCGAGTCGAGGAACTCCCCGACGAGTTCGTCCACGACCGCCCCGAACCGACTCGCCGTAAGCCGAGTCGGCTGGAAGAACTCGACCCGCGCCGAACCCGCCCCGACCGCCCGGACGTTCGAGCCGGAGTTGACGGCCTCCTGGGCGGTGGGGTCGGCCCGGAGGATCTCCGCCAGCTCGTACGTCCCCCAGACGATCCCGTCCGGGACCGCCGAGGACGATACCGCGTTACCCTCCCGATCGACCACCCCCGTCCTCGGCCAGTCGAGGAACTGCGTGGGAGACGTCTTCGTCCCCTGCCAATTCTGCCGGTCCATCATCCTCGTCGCCGTGACGAGGGCCTTAGCCTGGTCCTCGGGGTCCGCGTCGATCCAGTCGCCTCCGTGGAGGGCCGCGTTGAAATACTCCGAGGCCGAACCGGCGCCCGTGAGCGACCCGTAGACCTCGTAGCTCGTCCCGCCGATCGTAACGCTCACAGCTCTCCCCCCTCTCCCTCTTACGTGGTCTTGGACTTGTCCTGGACGAACCGGATGTAGCCCTCCCCGACCGTAAGGAGATCCCCCGCAGCGTCCTTCTCCTGGACGTCGATGTAGATTCTGCCCAGGAGGTCGACGTCCGCGTCCCCCGGGGAGAACGTGAACGTCCCGTCAGCATTGCCGGAGGCCGTGAGCTGAAACACCTTCGTGGTATTGTCCGGGGGCGCCGGGGACGGGTCCCCCGTCATCGTATAGGTGTAGCCGCTCAAGTCGAGCGCCACGCCGTTCACCTTCCGAAGAAACCGGTACGGCTTCGTATCCCCGCGGGTCCTCCGGAACGCTAGAAGGACGGGGTCGTAGACGGTGATGTTCTCAGCCACGTCAGCCTCCCTCGTCGAGGACGATCTGGTCGTCCACCATGTCGATCTCGATAAGGTCGTCGAGGAGGTCGACCTCGATCGCCTCGTCCAACAGCTCCAGCTCGATCTCGTAGGCCACGACGGTCGTCGCGGCCCCCGCGGCCCCGATTCCGATACCGAACCCCCCGGAGACTATGCTCACGTCAGCCTCGTCACCGAGACGACCGGGGCCGTCCCGTTGTACAGCACCGTCTGCGCCACGTCGGAGTACGCGAGGCCCGTGAACTCCGCAACTCCAGCGTCGTCGTAGACCGTCACGCTCCCGTCGCTCGCGTCGAGGTCCACCCGGTTGGTCCAGCGGTGGACGACCCGGAGGAGCCCCGGGTCCGCGGCGATCGCCGAGGCGAGGTCGGCCGTGGAGACGTCGTTGAGCCCGTCGAGGACGGCCTTCGCCGCGGCGATGTCGGCCGCGAGGCTCGCGCCGGTCGGTGTACCGATCTTCGGCTGGATGTCCGCGGTGTCCGTGAGGACGTCCGCGAGGCTCTCGGCCGTCGAGCCCGCGGTCCCGGAGTGGTCCGCGATCGCCTCCTCCCACACCGCGTCCGCGATCGCCGCGGCCGTCGGGGCGGAGCCCCCTGCGTTGTCGGAGATGGCCTCCTGGGAGTCGGTCGTCTCGTCGTACGTCCCCGACCCGGCGCCCGTCGCGCGGACCTCCGTTCGGGCCGTCGCGTCCCCGACCTGCTTCCCGGCGAGGAGGCCAAGCCACTCCGCGAGCGAGGTGATGCCCGAGAAGAGGGTCGAGGTGACCCGGCCGAGGAGCGTGGTGACGCCGGTCTGGACCCCGGCGATGTCTGCGGAGACGCTCGCACCGGCGGGAGTGCCGATCTTCGCTTGGAGGTCCTGCGTGTCGGTCTCGATCGCGTCGGCCGTCGTCTGACTCGCCCGGGAGGACACGGTTGCGTCCACGTTCGCTCCGGGGAAGGGAGTCGAGTCCGAGAGGATCGCGTCCCGGACGTCATTAGCGGTGTGCGTTGAGAAGCCCGTCGCCGTCGTCCAACCGCCCGCTCCGTGGCTCCCGGTGAGAGTCGTGTCGACGTCCGCGGCCGAGTGAGAGGACCGGGACGAGACCGCCGCGTCCAGGTTCCCCGCTACCGTCGGCTGGATAGCCGCGGTGTCCACGAGGATCTCCCCGACGGAGACGTTGTCCGCCGGGCGGAGCGACAGAACATAGGCCCCGTTCGCACTCGCCGGAGTGAACGGGAGCGCCGAGTCGAGGGTGAAGGTCCCGCCCGCGCTAACGTAGGACAGGACCCTCCGGGCTGCGGCGCCGGAGGAGTGCCGAACGACGAGGAGGTCCCCGTCGTAGAAGCCGTCCGCCTTCGTCGAGGTGGTGTTGACGACCGTCGGGGTACTCCCGGACCCGGACACGGACAACGACTCCAGCACGACCCCTCGCTCCAGCGCGTTCGTATCCGCCCAGATCCCCCCGACGAGGTTCCCGAACGTACCCGCGGCGGTGTGTCCCGAGGTCGCCTCGTCCCACGTCTGGTCTACGATCTCGTCGACCGCGTCCGCCGCGAGGGCGCTCGCGGTGATCGCATTGGCCTGAATAGCCCCGACGTCGGAGTCCATACGCCCACCTACCAGAGCCGCCGGGAGCCGACTCTGGATGTCCTGCGTGTCGGCCTCGACGTCGTCGAGGAGGTTCTGGTTCGCCCCCGTCGTCCCGGCCGTCGCGTGGGACGCGAGGCTCTCGTCCCATACCTCCTCCGCCGCGGTGCTCGCAGCTACGTCGAACGACCACACGCGCTCGTAAGGGATGGTCGACTCGACGACCTTTAGCCGCCACTTCCCCGCCGCGTCGGGAGTGAAGGACACTGTGTAGAGGCCGACCCCTCCGCCTCCCAAAGAGACCTCCGACACGGTAGGCGTCGAGAACGACGCCCCCGCCTCGTCGTAGACGACCGCGGTGGGAGTGAGCCCCGTCTGCAGCTCCCCGGCCTTCGTGACATCGAACTCCAGCGAGACCGCGACGCCGACCTTGCGGCCCAGCTTTACGTTGCTGTCAGCCATTTAGCGCCGCCTCCGAGAGGGTGTACTGGTCCTGCGTCACGAAGATCTCGCGGGGCTCCCCGGCCACCGCAGGTTCATACTCTACCCCGACCGAGGACACCTCGGGGGACCCAATATCGTCCATCCCGCTCGTCATCGCGACAGTGATCTCCAGGACGTCCTGCCCGTTCCCGGCGCAGGCCAGCGCCCGGAGGTTCGCCGTCGTGAGCGCCGTCGAGCTGCCCCACGTCGAGCCCCCGTCGGTCGAGTGGCGGAAGGTGTAGGTGACCGTTCCCCCGACGTCCATCGAGGACGTGCCGGCCGTCTCGTCCGTGAACGCGACGCCACGGAAGAAGCGCACGCCCTCGGGCGGCTGGACGAGCGGAAGGACGATCGAGCCCGAGGACTCGACGAGCCCGGCATAGACGGAGTTGGCCGTCGAGCCCGACGCGCCCACCCGGATCGCGTCGTAGTACGCATCATCGTTGGAGGCGCTCTCCCCGTCGAACGCGATCATCAGCCGCGCGATCGACCCGAGCGACGTCGCGTCCTCCGTCCGCACGAGCACCCCATCAATCCAGTAGGTTGCATCGGACGCATGGTCGACGTGGATTGCGAAGTGGTGCCAGCCTGTCGCGACTGCAACGCCAGAAGCGACGTTAGACCCGTCGAACGAAGTGACATACTCCGTGGTAGACACCGCCCCGACGAACCCGATCGCCGCGCGCATCGACGGAGTGGACGACGCGAGTCCGAGCGCCTGCACACGCGAGGAGGACGTCCCGCCCGGGTCGTAGAACCACCACTCCAGCCACCACTGCGGCGAAGTCCCGGGCGAGAAGAGCGGAGAGGTGCTCTGGACCCCCGTCGTCCCGTCCGCGTGGATCGAGTCGTTCCCCTCGAACACTTGGGACGCGGAGACGGTCATCTCCGTCGTCGGGCTCCAGATTCCCGTCAGCGCCTCCGAATCGTCCCAGTGCCAGTCCCCCGCGCGGGCGAGCCGGAGTTTGCCCGCCGTCTCGTCCCCGACGGGGCCCTCCGGTCCGTAGATCGGCGCAGGCGAGACCGTCGGAGCGTCACTCTCGCGCAGAGCGAGACCCTCGCACGAGCCGAACCCGAACGTGGCGGAGCCCGTCGCGTAGGTGGGATCCGCCTCCGGAGCCCAGGAGGGGGGGTCCGTACCCCCGTTGCCGAGGACGAGGTCGTTCGTGCCCGAAGTGTCCTCGACGCTCGTGCCGGATCCCTCGTTCATCGGCCAAACCGACGACCACGACGTGTCCGCCCCCGCACCCAGAGTTAGGTCCGTGAAGGGCTCGGAATCGTCGACGTCGAAGGGGTCCGTTACGTTCCGCTCGAACATCGCCTGGAGGATCTCCATGTGAGCGCCTCGCGGTGGGGAGACCGCCGCGAACGACGAGACCTTCCCGCCGAGGTTCGACGTCCTGACTCCCCCGTAGCTCGCGATCGGCCAGCCCGCCGTCGTCGACGTCGCGACCTCAGCCCCGTCCACGAAGAGCTTCGCGGTGCTATCGGGTACCGCCGTCGTCTCCATCGCGAGCTGGATCTTGTAGACCCGACCGAGGTGGAAGGGCGCGCCTGCTCCGTCCGCCCCCGCCGCCGTGATAGTGAGCGGAACGTATGTGGGTCCAGGGAACTGGATCACGTATCTCGCCGCGAGGTGCTGGACCCGGGAGTAGGCCGTCGTCCCTATGAAGATACCGTTGGCGCTCGACGACGCCTCATCACCCCAGACCGCGCACGCGGTCGTCGGCCACGAGAGGAACCGGACGAAGACGGTGAAGCGCTGGTTGCACGCTCCCTCGACCGGGTAGTCCATCCAGTTGAGGAGGAACCGGACGACGTCATCCTTGCCGTCGAACTTCAGATAGCTGGACACGAAGAACTACTCCCCCTCCTCCGACTCCTCCGACGCTCTCGGCTGGAATCGGAGGTCGATCTCCGCCGACTCCGCGACGGGCCCGCGATCCCCCGCCGGGACCTCGACGAGCGGGGCCGGGTAGTAGACCGGAGCGGAGACGTGGGGGATCGGTCCGGTAAGCCCCTGGTCCGAGAACACCGCGAGCCGGACGCAAGAGGCCGCGTTCTGGCGACACTCCGGGAGGGTGTACGTCTCGTCCTGCCCCGACCACGGCGCCGGGTTCGCCTCGACGGGACCCCCCTGCCCGATCCCCTCGCAGGTGGTCCACGGACCGTCCGGGTGGGAGGAGAACTGAAGCGTGGCGACGGACCCGCCCGAGTCCGGAGGGATCTGCTGCGCTACCGTCGTCGAGTACGTCGCGCCCTTCTTGTTCCGGGACCCGTCGGCCGGGTCCGTGATGAAGACGTAGAAACTCATGCTTCTTCCTCCCCTCGGGCCTCTTCCTCGCCCGTATCCGGAAGCTCCTCCTCCCCGGTCCCCGGAGTCTCCGGGGCCGTTCCCTCCCCCTCCCCGCCGAGCCCCGCGTAGAGGCTAAGGACCTCGACTTGCGGTACCCCGAGGAGGTCTCGCACCGCGTTGATCGCCGGGTCGTCGGGGAGAAGCGTCGCGCCCGACTGGGCGAGGTCCGCGAGGGCCCCGGTGATCTGCTCGACGTCCGCGAACTTCGTCGACTCCGGCTTCGCGCACGGTCGGTACTCCTCCGGCCACCCGTTCAGCGCGAAGAGCGGGCCGATGAGGTCCGCCTCCACCGTCTCCCCGAGTTCCCGGAGCGCCGAGTCGACGACGAGAGCGAACTGGTCCGTCTTGTTCCGGGAGAGCGCGAGCGACCCCTTCCCGTCCCCGCCGAGGAGGAGGAACTCCGTCCCCATGACCCGGGCGAGTTCCCGGTTCAGCCGCTCGATCGCCGCCGCGACCGGCCCGAGCGGGCCCGCGACGTCTCCCTTCAACAGCTCCAGGTCCCACTGGCGAACCGAGGACGGTGAGGACCGCTCGTCGGTCGTCTGGTACGTCTTCGAGTCGAGGAGTAGACCGAGGTCCGGGCGCCGGACGTGCTTCTGGATGAAGGTCTCTAGGGGGCTCGTAAGCTCCGCGGCCTGCGCCGCGGTCAGCTGGTTCGTCTTCTTCAGCCGGTTAATCTCCGCCAACGGAGCCCGGGCGATCGGGATGCCCCGGAGGTCCGTCTCGAAGCCGTACGCCTCCAGAAGCTGGAACTCCTGGAGCCTCTTCGACGGCTCGGCGAGGTGGCGGAAGAGCCCGAGCCCCTCGGGGGAGTCCCGGAGGGCGTCGTCGACCGCGTACACGAGCTTCCGGCGGGGGAGGTATAGCTCGCGCCCGTCCTGCGGCGACCGCTGGACGACGCCGTGGACCGTCCCGGAGACGTCGAGGTCCCACCGCTCGATCGTGACCTGGGGGCGGGCCTCGACGTCGAGGAACCCGATCGTCCCGTCCTTCATACGCCTCGCGGTCCACTCCTGGACGGAGAAGCCGTGGAACTTGTACATCGAGGCGCGCCGGACGACCCGGTGATAGGGCGTCGTCATATCGTCGAGCGCCCGCGCCACGAGGTCCGAGTACCGCTCGGCCTCTCCGCGCGCCGCCCCCTCGATCTCCTCCCGAGGCTCGTACGTCCAGCCCGCCCGCGAGATCAGGTTCAGGTAGTAGCGGACCGAGGCCGCGATTACCGAGACGTTCGCGAGGAGGTCCGAGTAGGTGAGGTACTTCTGCTGCCCGACGAGGTCGGAGTTCTTCTCGTCCTCGACGAGGAAGCCCGAGTAGACGACGGCCCCCCCGACGCCCCCCGAGAGCATAGGCCCGATCGTCCGGCGGATCGTAGAGAGGACGTTGTCCACGAACTTCGGAGAGGCCACCCGTCTACTCCTCTCGACCGCCGACCCGCACGACCTGCGGGGGGGCTCCGATGTCGTCTACGCCTCCTCCCGCCAGTATGACGAGGCGGGCGTAGGCCCGGGAGGTCGCGTCGATCTGGTCCTTGTACGAGCCCCGCGGGAAGGTCTCGGCCTCGTTGAGATAGGCGTCGTTCCACGGACCCCGGACGAGGACGACGTTCCCGCTCTCGACCTGCGCCGCGAACGGCCGCGCCCGATCCTCCTTCGACCCCGACTCCGTCGAGGACCATACCCGGTACCCGTGGAGGAGTCGAGCGTATACGAGCCGCTGGTGCTTCCCGGCCTGCCCGGGGTCCTGCGGGAGGTCCTGGTCCACCCCGAGACCGTCCGAGCGGGCCCGCTCCCGGATCATCTCCTCCGTCTCCGCCGGGGAGAGCTGGCCCCGGGCGACGTCCTCGACGTAGACCCGACCGTCGAGCCCGATCGAGAGCTTCGCCCCGACCGTGTAGGCCGCCTCCGGGTTCACCCCGGCGCTCGTCCCCGCAAGGTCCCAGCCCCTAACCCGACTCCGAACGTGCTCCGGCGGAGAGTCGACGAAGCCGAAGTCCCGGCGCTTAAAGAGCCCGCCGCCGCGGGGCGTCGGGCGCTGCTGGAGCTGGCCCGCGATCGCGTAGTCCCCGCCCCACGACCGAAGCGCGGGCTTCAAGTCCTCTTCGAGGTGCCTCCTAGAGAAGCGGTCCTCCCAGAGAAGCTCCCCCTCCTCCCGCCGCGGATCCTCGAACCCGATCGTCGTCGGGGGCCGGACGACCAACTTCTCGTACTCCATCGGAAGGCAGAGGTGCTCGTACCCCAGCTCCTTCTTCAGGATAAGCCCCGAGACGTCCCTCTCGTGGACCCTCTGCATGATTACGATGATCGCGGAGGAGTCCGGGTCGTTCAGTCGGGTCGGGACCGTCTCCGCGAACCACTGGAGCGCCGCCTCCCGCTTCGCCTCGCTCTCGCCCTCCTGGACGTTGTGCGGGTCGTCGATGATGAAGCGGTCCCCGCGCTCGCCGGTCGCGACGCCCCCGACGGAGGTCGCGATCTTAAAACCGTTCTGGTTCGTGTCGTACCGGAGCTTCGCGTTCTGGTCCCGGACGAGGTGGAAGCGGTCGCCCCAATACTCCCGGTAGACGTCCGACGTGAGGAGCTGCCGGCACCGCCGGTTATCTCGGATCGTGAGCTTCTCCGAGTACGAGGCCGAGACGTACCGGAGATCCGGCCGCGCCCTCGGACCCCACTCCCACGCGGGCCAGAAGACGTTCGTCGTGAGGCTCTTCATACAGCCCGGAGGGACGTTGATCAGGAGGCGCCGGATCTCCCCCGCGGAGACCGCCTCTAGGTGCTCGCAGATCGCGTCTACGACCCAGCCCCCGACGAACTCCCGGCGGGGCTCCAGCACGGTCCAGACCGCCTCGATGAACCACCGGAGACGCCGCTCGGCCTTCTCCCGCTGGATTACCCGGTCGAAGTCCGGCCGTTCGAGGAGGCGGAGGGCAGCCCGGACCCGTTCGTCGAGACCAGTGGGGTCTCCGTTTTCCGGTGGCGCCCGATGCGCTCTAGCTGTAGCAACTCGTCCTCCGTCAAGTCTTCCAGGCACAGCGAGACCCCCGTAGTGACCCGGCCCCCGACGTGGACGTTAACGTTCGCGTCGAAGAGGCGGAAGTGCTTCCCGAGAAGCTCCAGGGCCTTCACCTGCTCCGGAACTCGGACGTGGGGATCGTCGAGGGGGGCGAGGGCGATCAGCCCGAGCTTCGCGAGGATCGCCGCCGGGTCGATACCCGCCCGCTCGGCCTGCTTTAGGAACTCGGACCGAAGGACCTCCCGGATCCGCTCGTTCTTGAACGGAGAGGGGGCGGAGACCCGATACCCCGCCTTCGCCATCGCCGCGCGGACGTTGAAGCCGTTCGAGAGGTACTCCCGGATGAACCTCGCCTCGTGCCAGAGGACCCCCCCGAGGGCCTCGTACTCCTCCGGAGTGCGAGGGACCCGGTGCCCGTCCGTCACAACCCTTACCACGAGGACCCTCCGCGAGCGAGTAGGGGAGGAGGGGCGGGAAAAGGCCCCCGCCCCTCCGTGGGGAGAAGGACCCCTTCTAGCGCATCCACCAGAAGAAGTCGAAGAACGCCGCCGCGGGCGGAGGACTAAAGAGCACCGCCGCCGCCGCGAGGGCGAAGACCGCGACGAGGGCGAAGGCCCCGCGCCGCGTCGTCCGGATCCGCGCCGAGCCGCCGAACAGCGCCCGGCCGAGCACGAAGAACGGCGCGAGAATCCAGGACATGAGGCACAGCAGAAGATCGATCATCGTTAGAAACCTCCTCGGTGAGAGTAGCGCCGACCGAGGTCCGGGGGCGCCCCCCCCCGCGAGACCTCTCACCACCGCCCCCTTCCGGACTCCCCCGGCCCCGGCTCGGCGCCCCGAAAGTATAGGCCCGCGACCGCCCCCGGGTCTAGGTCCTCCCTAGAAACCCCCGTATGCCCAGCTCTAGGCGGTCCTCCGGACCTCTCGTAACCTACCCTAACCTCGGTCCGCCGCTCGGAGGCCGCGTAAGTCCCTGTCCGGACGCGACCTAGCTTACCTAAGGGGACCTCACCTACCTGTTTTAAATCCGTAGAACCGCGTCCTCGACTACCTTCTCTCTTCTTCTAATTAGGTTAGGAGAGGTTATAAGAGGTATCCGATACTTATATTTCCCAACGACTTACGCAATCCCGAAAACCCCCAATTCCGACGACCTCAGGGAACCTTCCACCCCTCGACGCGCCCCGTTCTGGGCCCTCGGTACCGTTTTTTGGTACCGCCCCGACGCTCCAGCAAAGAAGAGGGGCGCCGCCCCCTTAGAGTGCGGCGCCCCGGGGCCTCCGGTGCGCTCCCCGTTCGCCCTCGGGCCCCTCCTACGACTCCGCCGCGATCTCCGCCGCGGCCAGCTTCTCCTGGAGTCCGGAGAGGCCCTCGATCAGGAACGGCTGCGCGACCGCCGCGAGCCCGTCGATCATCGGCTCCATCGCTCCGCCGTTGATCAGCTCGTCGCCCTTCGCGAGGAGGAACGTCACCGCCGCGGTCGGGTCGTCCGCGAGGTCGCCGAAGAGCTTCGCGTAGGCGCCCGCCTCGGTCTGGACCCGCGCGATCAGCTGCGCGAGGTAGCTCGCGAGCGCGACCTTCAGCGCGTCCTCGATCGGTTCGAGGACGCCGCCCTCGATCTTCTCGTCGATCACGTCGAGGAGGAGCTTCGCGGCCTTCTCCGGGTCCTTCCCGAGTGCGGCGAAGACCTCCTGCGCGTTCGTCTTGTAGTCCGCCATCTTCCCTACCCTCCCTCTCCCGGTCTTCCCGGGGAAAAAGACGGGGGCCCCGACGACCCCCCGTCGAGACTTAGAGGAGCCTCCGGAGGCGTCCCGCGAGCCACTTCAGCCCGACCGCGGCGCTCTTCGCTCCGTTGTAGATCGTCTCCGTCGCGGTCCAGACCTGCGCCCAGTCGACGAGGTCGAGCCGGTGCTCGGGCCCGGCGAGGGCGGAGGCGAGCATCACGACCGCCGCGACCCCGCCGTTCTGGGCCGGTCCGACGATCTTGTGGTTCACTTTCGTCCGGTGCTTCGTGATCCCTCCGGCGACGAGCGAGAGCCCGACCCCGGCGAGCTTCGTTGCGGTTACGACGTCCACGTCTCCCCCTCCCTTCCCCCCGGGGGGAGCCTAGCCCCTACGGCCCGCGGAGTCTAGTTTAGCTCGAACTCCGTCTCACCGATCCGGAGGTAGGTCCACCACTCCTCCGCGTCGGGCCTCGCGTCGTCCTCGGAGAGGATCCGGTCCGGGCCCGGCGAGTCGTCGGAGCGGGGGACCTCGTAGACGTTGACGGCGTCGGGGACGAGGATCTCCCTCTCGTCGAGGGGCCCTCCGCCCCGGAACCTACATCGTATCAGGGTCGTCACCACACGTCCTCCTCGTCTAGGGGTCTCGGGGTTCTTCGCATCGACTCGATCAGCGCGTGGATCGCGAGCCCGTCGGAGAGAGCCGCGACGCTCCGGGCTCCTCGTCTCCTCCGCCAGTCTCGATAGACTACGGGCCCGAGCGTCCAGACTTGCTGGACGTAGCCCCCGACGCATCGGACCCGGACGAGCACCTCTCCCCCGCCGCTCTCCGGGTCCTCCCAGACTAGGGCGAGGGGGTCCTCCCCCTCGATCGCCCTCCGGCGCTCGCGGGCGTTATCGAGCGTGAGGGCCCGGAGGACCCCGAGGGCGTCCTCGTCGAGGAGCGCGAGCGGGTCCCTCCGCCGTCCGACGCACCAGCGCGCCCGCCGCGGGTCGAGCCGGAGCCGGAGGATCGCGAGGGCGACGAGGACCCCGAGCGTCGCCGTGATCACGCCCCCTCCTCGTCGTCGTCGTCGATCATCGCCCAGTCGAGGACCCCGAGGAGGACCTCCGGGCTCCACCCCTCTACCTCCCGGACCGCCTCCCGCCCCCCGCCCACGGCGTCGTAGAGTTCGACGATCGCGAGGCCGTGCTCCTCTCCGCCCATCCCGACGGCCCGGAGGAGCGACGGGAAGACGTCCCCTGCGCTCGCCCCCAGGTTCTCCTCCGCGTAGCGGAGGACGAACTCCGCGGCGGTCTTCCCGGGTCGGTAGTTCTCTCGGGCCCAGTCGCACCAGTCGGCCCCCGCCGCGAGGGAGGTCTCCCTCCGCGAGAGCCGGGCCGTCGCGGCGAGTCTCCCCCCGTCTACCATCGCGCTCTTCCTCCTCCGGCCACTAGCCGCAGCAGTCCCTCCAGTATCGTCCTCATCGCCCCTCCTCCCTCTCCCTCTCCCTCTCCCGGCTCCGCCACGCGATCGAGACGATCGCCCCGAGCCTCGTCCAGTGGTACCGCGGCCTCTTCCCCTCGGGTCGGACCGACCGCCACCCCCTCCGCCCCCGCGGGAGGAGGGTGAGCTGGTAGGCCCTCCCGAGGATCCTCCCGTCGTCGTCGAGGACGTCGTAGCCCCCGAGCCGGAACTCGACCCTCACGGCCTCCCCCCCTCTCCGCCGCGCTCGACGACCTCCCGGAGGGCCTCGGTGAGCGGCCCGGCCGCGCCCTCGGAGAGGACGGAGACCGTCCCCCTCCGGCTCGCGGCGACGACGACGAACTCGCTCGCCGCCTCGATCGCCTCGATCGCCTCGACCTTCCGCCGGAGCCGGTCCCCCGCGGCCCGGACGTCCTCCTCGGTCGTCTCGGGCGGGGGGAGCCGCCGCGCGACGACGACGAGGACCCTCCCGCTCCGGGTCGGGTAGTAGAGTTGGGACTCGATCGCCTCCGGGTCTCCCCCGGCCTCCCGGACCTTCTCCGCGATCAGCTTCTCCGGGGAGTCGTACCCCCGGAGGATCCGCTCGTGGATGTTCACTCGCACGGGCTCGCTCACGACTCCACCCCCTCCCCCTCCCCCTCGACGTCCCGCAGCGCCGCCGCGAGGTCGGAGAGGGCCCGATCCTCCCCGTAGACCCCGACCGCCGCGCGGATCGAGACCACCCTCGCCGCTCGGATCAGCGCCCGGATCGGGGCGTCCGGGACCTCGTCGACCGGGGGTAGCGGAGAGACCCTGGGCCGATCGGGCGCCCCGATCGCTCCCAGCTCCTCCGGGGAGAGGAGCCTCCCGAGGAGGGTCCAGGTTCTCTCCTGGACCGCCGCCTCCCGTCGCTCGTACTCGATCTCCCGCCGCCGCCCGTCCCACCAGCGCCACGCCGTCGAGCTGATCGCTCCGAGGACGGCCCGGAACTCCTCCACCTCCGTCCCTCGGGCCTCCAGGAAGAGTAGGACCCGCTCGACCGCGGCCTCCGCCTCCCCGGCTCTCCTCGCCCTCGCGTCCCGCTCGTCTCCGTCGCTCACCGTCCCGTCTACCATCTCCCCTCCTCCGAGAGCGCCCCGAGTCGCCAGGTCACGAGCGCCCCCGCGAGCGCGACCGCTCGGATCCAGCTCGGGATCCCCGGGGCGAGGACCGCCCCGGCCGCTCCGCCGAGCGCCGCGAGCGCCGCGGCGATCGTACTCGGCCTCCACGGCCTATTCGCCGAGGCGAGCCGGGAGGCGACGTAGAGGTCCCCCGCCCGGTCCGCCGGGATCTTCGCTCCGCTCACTCCGACACCTCCCTCGGCGCCCTCAGCGCCACGGGGAACTTATCCTCCCCCGCCCGGACGGGCATGACCGCCGCGACGGGTTCCCCCTTCCGGGTGATCATCGCCGCGTTCGTCGCTCCCCCGACTAGCATGCGGTCCGCCCCGGTGATCCGCCGCAGAGCCAGGAGGTACGGCGCTCCCAGGTACACGCTCCCCGCTCGGGCGAGGGGGCATAGCGGCCCCTCGTAGAGGTACGCCTCGACGATAGCAGCCGTCCGGGCGCCCCTCGTCGCTTTCCTCCAGACCCTCTCCGCGGCCGTCGCGGAGAGGCGCCCCCCGGACCACTCCTCCAGCCTCCTCGCGTCCCCCTCCCGGAGGGACGAGCGCGGGGCTATCCAGTGTCCGTTGGTCAGGAACCCTCCCCCATCGACCCGGATCAACGAGGCCCCCCTCCACAGCCCCGATAAGACCGTCGGAGCCTCGTCCCAGCGCAACGGGACGAGGGGCTCTCCGGAGAGGAGCGCCGCCGCGACGGCCCGAGCCTCGGCGATTCGCAACGCCCCGGGGTGGAGGACCGAGACGACCTGGACGGAGCCCGCCCAGGACCTCTCCTCGACCCGGTACCGGTTCGTCCGGCGCCCCGTCTCGACGACGTACAGCACCCGCTCGTCGAGACGGGCCGTGAACTCCCGCCGACGACCGCCGACGGCCCGCGTGAAGTCGACGACGCTCTCCCGTCTCACTCTAGTCACTCCAGCACCCTCCCCTCGCGCGCCCTCTCCGAGGTCCAGCGCCAGCTCACGCACCAGCGCCCGTCGTACCGGCCGTCGACCTCCGCGTCGAACTCCGCGCGCCTCTCCGGCCACCAGTTCTCCATCGTGATCCCCCGGAGCGGGAGGTTCCGGACGAGGGCCGGGTCCCCTCCCCCGAGGTTCGCGACGACCGGGATCCCGCGCCCGGCGATCTCCCGGACGAGGACGTCCCGGAACGCGAGCCAGTCCCTCGCGACCTCGTCGAGGGTTTCCCCGGACGCCTCGGCCGCCTCGCTCAGCGGTCCCGCCGGGAGCCCCCCCGAGAAGCAGTCGTCGAGGTAGACCCCGTCGAAGCCCGACAGCTCCCTCTCCGCCCATCCCGCGATCGCGGAGGCGTTCGCGTCGGTGAAGCGGTAGCCGAGCCCGAGGTCTCGGTAGACGGGCCCCTCGAAGCCGTCCGCGGCCTCTACCACCGCGCGGAGGCGTCCGTGGACCCCCTCGTCCGCCCCCCATCTCCCGGCGAATCGAGCGTTCACGTAGCCGAGGAGGGTCGCTCCTTCTCCCGCCCACGCCCGGACGTCTTCGACCGGGATCGACGGGTTCGTGACGAAGAGGCCGTAGTCCTCCGGCCGCATCCCCGTCCCCCCGCGGACGTCTTCGTGCTGGACTATGAAGAACGCGGGCCCGGGTCGTCCTCCCCCCGCCCCCGTTCCCGCCCCGGCGCACCCCGACCCTCCCGCGGCGATCGCCGCCGCCGCGAGGACCGCCCCTAGCGCGAGGGCGAACCGGACCCAGCGCGGGATCTTCTCGTCGCTCAACCCCGACCTCCCTTCAGTAGGTTCTCCAGCTCGTCAGCCGTGCTGTCGAGCGCGGCCGCTCGCGTGAGTCGGACCTCCTCGCGGATGAACTCCGCCGCGTGCTCGGCCGCGTTAAGAGCTGCGCGGTAGTCCTCCTCGCTCTCCTCCGACCCGTGTCGGTACTTCCAGGGGAACTCCAGCGGCGGCCTCATCTGCTCCGCCACGACCCGCACCACGGGCTCCTCGTCGTCGATCTCTACCGCTACCTCCGCGGGGACGACGCGGTCCGCGGCCTGCCGCAGAAGTCCCACCGCGAGTCGAACTCCCTCGCGCCAGCCGTCCTCGCTGCCCGACGACGAGGCCGACCGGAGCCGGATCGCCTCCGCGATCGCTCGCGCGGCCTCCTCGACGTTTCCGGTCAACTCTCTCCTACTCATCCCCCACCCCCTTTCCCGACCAACCCCGCGCTCTCGACGTCCCGCAGCGCCGCCGCGAGGTCGGAGAGGGCGGGGCCTCCCTCGACTCGCCCGATCCGCTTCACCCGAAACTCCCTCTCGAAGTCGACCTCCGGGAACCGCTCGACCGCGACCTCGATCGCCCGGACCATCCCCGGGGCGACGACGAGGCCGAGCCTCTGCCTCGCCTTTAGGAGCGGCCCGCCGCTTCCCTCGATCCTCCAGACCCAGTCCTTTCTGCTCATCGTGCTCCCTCCTCCTCCCGCTCTCGGCGGGTGAACTCGCTCCGGATGAAGGAGAGGGCGTCCAGTGGGCCTCGCAGCCCCGCCCGGCGCTGCGCCTCGCTCGCGCGACGACGCCCGACGAGGCTCGCGAGTACCCACCAGAGCGTCCCCCCCTGCGCGAGGCTCGCCCCGCCCGGGAGCCACCCCGCGCTCCCGACCTGGGCCACCCCGACGACGACGACGGCTACGAGGAGGAGCGTCAGCACCGCCACTTCCGCGTCCGCCCGGGCCCCCCTCGACCCCTCCCACGTATTACGACTCAACTCGGATCCTCCTCCCGAGGGCCCCGACCCGGGCCCCGATCCGGACGAGGAGGTCGAACCACCCCGTCCTCTGCTCGTAGCGGCAGCCCCCCGCCCGGAAGTCCCGGTAGACCCGGAACCCGAGGTCGGGGTCGATTCCACCTCTCCGGAGGAGGAGCCGAACCTCGGCCTCGACGTCCTTCGCGTCGACGAACTCCCGGTCGGAGACGAAGACGGTTCGGTAGAGCCTCACGGCCAGAGCCCCCCGAGCCCCGCCCCCGTCCAGCTCTCGATGAACTCGCCGGGGAACCCCTCGCGGGGGTTCCGGTTGTAGTGGACGTCCCAGTAGACGGCGAGGGCCTCGACGTCCCCGGCCTCCGGGAGGGGGGCCGAGACCCGGCGGTAGTGGACCCGGACCATGGCCGCCGCGTACGCGAGGTTCGGCCCCATCTCCGCGGCGGGGGGGAGGAACTTCCAGAGCCGGACGAACTCGGGGCCCTGGTGGACGAGGATCTCGTGGAGGGCCTCCTCGTCTACGGTCGAGAGGGAGGCGACGACCCTCGCGATCCTCGGGCGGTAGGCGAGGTAGGTCCTCCAGTGATCCTCGTGGGTCGCGGGCTCCATCTGGCCCAGCCCGACTCCGGGGCCGCGCCTCCCGTCCCGTCGGGCGAGTTGCCGGAGGCAGGAGAGCCCCGCCCCCTCGTGGACGAGCGTCCCGAGGACGAGTTGCTCCGCGGCGACGGTGCGGGGGACGCCCGCCTCGGCCTCCAGCCGGGCCAGGACGGGACGGACGACGACGTCGAGTACGTGGTCGGATCGGAGACCCATTAGGACACCTCCCTCGCGACGACTACGGGGTCCAGCTCCCGGAGTCGAACGGTTACGACCTCGCCCTCGCGAGGTCCGGAGAACACTACGGCCCTCCAGCTCCAGCTCATGAACCCCTCCCCCCGCCGACGCTCGGCGGGACCGAGGAGGGTTACTCTCTCCCCCGCGGGGGTCGCGTAGACGACGGTCATTGCTCGACCTCGGGCGGGTACGAGACCCCCGCGGCCCGAAAGTCCGAGAGGAACCGGCCCGCCGCGCGCGCCCCCGCGGGGCCCCCCACGAAAGCGGCGGG